AACCCTTTGCGTTTCTGGTGAAGTCACAGTTCTGGCACGCGAAACGCCGATTATCTTTGTTTGATGAGTTCCCTCCCAGTTACATTCTGCCCCTGACATGGAGACCGGACTTCTTTTTCAAGGACGGCCACGGTGGCAGCCCATTGATGGATGTGATGTGGTGTGTTTGGCTCATGCCGCACATTGAGGGAACGCAGACGGTGTACAGACCGTTGGAACGACCGAAAGGAGAGATAGAAACATGAGCGTATGCGGAATATGTGGAAATGACTTTGATGCGACAGCATCCGGTTCAAATATTTTCTGCCCGGACTGCTGGAAAAAATATAAGGAGGGCGGTTTTTCGTTCCGTGAGCTTATTGAAAAGTCTGCCGAAAAGCCAAAAGCGGCAGTGGTGGGCGGCATCAAGGACAGCGGGGAGCGTACCACCTTCAGCACTGGTGCGCAGCGGGATATGCACGGCGGAAAAGGACGCATGGATCTTCTGCCGTGGGCGGCGATCATCGAGGTAAGCAAGCACTGTGAGGCAGGGGCACTCAAGTATGGGACGCATAATGTCGATAAAGGCATCCCCACCAGCAGCCTGTTGGACAGTGCCATGCGCCACGCGGCGAAGTATCTGGACGGGCAGGAGGACGAGGATCACCTGCTGGCGGCGGCGTGGAACCTTCTGTGGGCGATCGAGATGCGCTGCAAGAAACCGGAGTGCGTGGATACGCCGTGGAAGGAGGAAAAGGCATGAGCAAGGCCGTGATGATAAGCATCCGGCCCAAGTGGTGCGAGAAGATTTGCAACGGCGAAAAGACCGTCGAAGTGCGCAAGACTCGCCCAAAGCTGAACACACCGTTCAGGGTGTACATCTACTGCACACTGCCGAAGTACCCGCACGAGGACTTTATTGCAACGGATTATCCAAAGCCGCAGTTTTATGGCGGAGGCAAAGTCGTTGGCGAGTTTATCTGCGACCGCATTTATGAGCTGGAAACGCGCTCACCCGGCGGCAGCTACTATGTCAAAGGCGAGGGTCAGCCGACAACAAACGATGTGGCGCGGCAGTCGTGCCTTACTCTCAAAGATATGCACGAATATCTGAAATCGGCAAAGGGCTACGGCTGGCATATTTCCGACCTGAAAATCTACGACACGCCGAAGGATTTGAGCAAGTTTTCGCGCCCGTTTGAAAACTGCATAGACAAAGTGTGTGATGAATTTGGATGTGCATCATGCGAAAATGGCGGTCATATTAAGCACCCGCCCCAGAGCTGGTGCTATGTGGAGGAAATGTGATGAAGAAAATTACTTTTGAAGATTTGCGCCAGCTTTTGCTTTACCGGCGCATTGTGAAGTGGAACAACGACCGCATTGAACTGGACAATGGCGTGAAAATCCGCATTGAGATGACGGACAACGACTGCTGCGCTTGTGCTGTGGGGAATTTTCAGAATGTTGTGCTGGATGCCGCCATTACCAGTGTTTCGGAGATAACCCACGAAAAGTGGGAGGACGACGATACCTACGGCTGCCGCGCAAGAGTGACGATCATGCACAACATGAATCCCATTTGCGAGGCATACGCAAACGCAGACGCAGGGAACGGCGGGTATTACTACTCTATCGCATCGTTTGTTGTGACGCTGCCCGGTGTAGACGAGGAGGGCGCGTGCGAGTTCGCCAACAGCGGATTCGAGGTTTAGAAACAGTATGGCGCGACTTTTGACAGGAGGTTTTTGTGATGGCTGATTTGAGACGCTGCCCTGAGTGCGGTGGAGCTGCAATCGTCATCCATATGTACGATACCTACGATAGAGCAGACTTTGGGTGGGATGCAGGTTGTGGGAGATATAGGGCTGGTGATGGCATCCACACAAAGGTTATGAAAGTATCTGGGCTGCCCAGCAAAGAAAAGGCAATCGAAGCATGGAACAGGAGGGCTGACAATGGCGACAAAGAGAGTGTGTGACCGCTGTGGTGCGGAGATCAACCCGTACAACTCCGTCACCTATGCCGGTATGCGGCGAGTTAAGAACGACATAAACGACAACGACTACGAACTGTGTGTTTCGTGCGCTCACGAACTGCGGAAGTGGTTTTCCGCTCCCCGTGAAGAGGCGGAGGAAGCGCTGAAGGAGGTCGAGCAGAAATGAAAATTTATATAGCAGGACGTATCACAGGCAATCCGCATTATAAGGCAGAGTTTAAGGAAACGGAAACAGCGCTGCAGTGTGCGGGTCACACTGTCCTGAACCCGGCGGAGCTGCCGGAGGGCATGAAGCCAACAGACTATATGCGTATATGCTTTGCTATGCTGGATAGCGCGGACGTGGTGCTTTTTCAGCACGGATGGCAGGTGAGCAAGGGGGCAAAATTGGAGTACGACTATGCGAGATACATCGGGAAGGACGTCATTACCGCTGACCCTCTTTCACGGGTTGACACTTACGACAGTCTCCGCGCTGTAGCTTCCGTTGAGAAAAGGATGCGTGAAAGGAAAGAACTCCCCAATGGATAAGGCTATTTTCAAGATATGCACCGCCAAACTGTGCCCCAAGTGCATAGAAGAAATGGCAGAGGAGTATATCGTGCGGCCTACCCATAACATTGCGCTGGATGCGTCAAAGGACATTTCGGAAAAGGGCTACTGTGACCGCTGCCACGAAAAGAGCGTTATGCTTCGGCGGCGCAGGTACACCATGAACGCGAGAACGCTGAAAGCAAGGGGCTACGCGGATAAGTGGCGGGAGTACATGGACTGACCGTGAGTATTCCCAAGAATATGACGAAAGGAGTGTTTGGCGGTGAATACATACAACAGGCATCCCCGTGGGAAACTGGAGGTTTGCCCCCACTGCGGGAGAGACAGTGGGGAGCGCAAAATCGGTATTCATGTGCCGGAAAGGTATTATGTGCGCTGCGCGAGCTGTGGGTTCACCTTGTCTGGGTGGAGCCAAAGCGCCGCTACGGCAAACTGGAACAGATTGAGTAAGAAGGTGAGGACATGAAAAGCAAATGCTGTGTTGGCTGTAAGTGGCACGAGGAATGGACTTGGGCGTGCTGCAACGGGGACAGCCCGTATTGCGCCGATTTTGTAAACTGCGGGTGTCCGCTGTATGAGGAGAAGAAAAAGGAGGGCGAAGAATAATGGGACTTTGCGCTCGTGCGAAAGGGCTGACAGATGAGACTGGCTTTGACTGTGGGTATCTTACATACGGCACGTTTATTCTTGAACTGATAAAGGTTGCCTACGGCCAGCAGTGCCACAACATTTTCAAGAGAAATATGCTCCGCGGTGCGCCTTTCTCTGATGCAGAAGTAGAATACTGGAACGCGCACTGCATCGACGATCTGGACATTCTGATTTTTCATTCAGACTGCGGAGGCCAATTTACCCCGCAGGAGTGCCGCAAGATATACAACGCCATGAAGGATTTGAAGTCCGATATGATGGGGCACAATTATCATGTGATGAAACCCTACAATATGTTTGAGCACTGGAAAGCAATATTTAAGCACTGCGCTGACCGCCGGGTGAATTTGTACTATTCGTAAGGAGCGTTATTGCCATGAGTAAAAGGGAACAAATCATATATAACGCTATGAGCGACAACATCACACGCGCCGCCGCTCTCGGCTTATGCCCCGGACCGTTCGTGGTTATGCGGTCGGAGTATCGCCGCGTGGTGCGCCGGGAACACAAGCACCTGTTGCTGGAGGCTGTGCTGCTGGTTTCCCTGGTCTTTGCGCTGATCGCTCCGTGGAGAGCCAGCGCAGAGAACAAAGCGCCGGTGGAGGCCACGGACACCGTCCTGCGCTTAGAATGGGGGACGGTCGACAGCGCAGACAGCGACGCGGACGATATAGCAGCAGAATCCCCGGATGAGTCCGAGCGTATACTGGAGGCGATAAAGGCCAAAAGCAACGTGCTGGAGGACTGCATTATTACCGGCTATTGTGCAGACTGCGTTGAGAAGTACGCGCACATGAATCAGGATGAGTACGGGAGAGGGCTGACCGCCAGCGGCCAATGGGTATATCCAGGAATGTGTGTGGCGACCGATCCGAGCGTTATACCGACCGGCAGCACCGTCATCATCGGAGATAGGGCATACGTTGCGCTGGACGCAGGCGTAAAAGGGAAGCACGTCGACATACTGATGACCCACGAGGAGGCCGCTGTGGCGGGAGCCAGAAGGGAAACAGTGTGGTGGTGTGAGGAGTAATAAAGCCGGCCCATTTCTGGGCCGGCTTTTCGTGTCGAATTTCGTGTCGAAAATTATCACATTTATATTTTGCACAAGCCAAAATTATCCACCATATCGAAGATTTATTTTTGCCGCAAAAACTGCGCAAAACCGCATGAATACAAGAAAACCCCGCAACCACAATGGTTGCGGGGTTTTCCCTATTATGGTCGGAGTGGGGGGACTTGAACCCCTCAAAATGAGCGCAAAACCCGCATGAATACAGGGTTTATTTTTTGCGTATTGAAATTCATATCGAAATTCATTTCTTTCGTTTTTGGTTTGTGCCTTGGGCGGCGGGAAGTTTCTCTGCGGTACGGTAGAATTTTGCCATCTTGTTTTCCGCTTTCAGACGATCCCGCTGGGCAAGGTGCAGGTAAATGTTATGGACGGTAGAACTGTCCGACCATCCTCCCATGCTCATGACTTCGATTTCCGAAAGGCGCAGGTGGTAGCCAAGGGATGCAAAGGAGTGGCGCAAGCAATGCTCCGTGATGCTGGGCAGTCCCGCTTTTTCAGCGATAATGTGTATGTGCCGGTTAATGGTGCTGGGCATTTGTCGTACAATGTAACCACTTTCCCTTTGTAGCTCAAGCAACTCTCTAAGGCGTGGGATCATGATTGGAATTATTCTGGTGGACTGCTTTGTTTTGTTGCGCCTTTTGAAAACCTCTTTGTTGTGCTCGTCGCGTACCACAGCGCCGGAAATAAGAATGTTGCCGTTCTTGATGTCAAAACTCTCTGGGAAACGCAGCGCCTTAATTTCTGACATTCGCAAGCCGTGAAGCCCCAGCAGCATGGGGATCTCACAGGAATCACCTTTTGCCGCATCGCAAAACGCAATGATCTGTTGCGGGTCAAGAAACTGGCGCTCGCGCTTTTCCGGCACAGGGAACAGGACGCGGGGAACCGTCATTTCGTTTGCTTGCATAACGGTAGTCATAAGTCCCCATGCGTTTTTTACGGACTTATCGGCCAGAACGGAAAGTGCGGCATTGATCTCTGCTTGCCAGTTGACTGGTGTGCTTATAGGCTTTTGCATAATGTCCTGAAAGCGATTTCGCTGAATGATTCGGTATCCTCGTATAGTTTCAGGGGAAAGAGACTCGGAACGGTCGGCAATATATTGATCTATGGCCTTAGACCATGTTAAGGAAGGCAGTTTCTTTTGCTTTTCTATGAATCCGGCGCGGAAAGCCCTCGCCTTCGCCTCGCACAGATCCTTTGTGGCCTCTGTGATCGGCTGCTTTTCCGCAGCGAGATATATATGCCAGCTGCCAGAAGGGAGCTGCTTCGCTTTAGGTATTTTGATCGCGCCGTCTGATTTCTTTTCCTTGAGCTGCTTTTTGCCGCACCAGTTGCAAAAGATGGAGTTATCCTCGATCTCTCTCTTGCAAAAACGACATTTCATTGCAAAATCCCACCTCCTTTCAGGGAAATTTCTTACAGATTGCTTTTTTCGTGCAATTTCGACACGGAATGTATGTAAAGATAGAGGAAGATATCACAAATTTGTACAGGGAGGGACAGACAATGCGCGAAAAAATCTATGCTGCCATCGACGCCATGCCGGACGAAAAGCTCACTTCTTTTCTTGAGTGGCTTGTATCTCAATCAATTTCGCAGCAACAAGAGGCATCGCCTCGTCCGGCAGCTCGTCCAAGATCCTCTTGATCGTCCCCCGCACCACGCTTTCATTTTCGAAGTGAAGTCTCTTTTGCAGTATCGCGCAGCACGAAGTATCCGACAATGCTGCACACGCCGATAGAAATAGACACAAGAAGGATAACAAGCCACGCAAACGCTGAAGGTCCGTCTTGGAGGATGAAGCCGGCACGGGGATTGCGGAAGTCGAAAAGAAGATAAACAATTAAGAACAGGGATAGGATCGCGGAAAAAATTGAAGAAAACACAGACCAGCGTTTGTAATGATCGCGCTGGCGGATAACGGCATCCAAGCGCTGGGTGCAAAGCCCGTTGACCTGCTTCAGGCGCACCACGTCGCCGGAGCTGACGGCGTTATCCAACTCCAGCTCGTGTATGCGTTCCTGCATGGCGGATGGAGCTGATGCGGGAGGCTGGATGTCAAACACTTGGTCGGCGGATATGCCGACGGCTTTCATCACCGCGACAGCATCGTACAGTTTTGGATCGCGCTCACCGGACTGCATTTTGCAGACGGCGGAATAGCTGACACCGGACAGTTCGGCCAGTTCCTCGTTGGTGATGCCCTTGTCCATTCTGGCTTTATGGACAAGGGCAGGGAAGTCCTGAATATGCTGTGCAAGTTCCTGAATTTCTGACATGATTTTCCCCTTTCTATTGGTAACGGATACTATTTCATCCGTAAAAGTCCATATTTGGGGGACAATTACCCAAATCGGGGAGTGATTCCCCAAAATGAACGTAGACACCGCGGCGCACATAGAGTACGATTGAACCAAGCAAACACCACAAAACGACATACGAGGGGGCAGAGAAATGAACGAACGGGAAGCAAGGAAATTGGTCTCCACCCTGACGATGGAGGAAAAGGTCAGGCTTTACGAGCTGCTATCAGCGCTGCGGCAAAGCCCTGCACCTGCGCCAGTTCAGTAGGCGTAAGAGAACACAGCAACTTAACAAGGGCGGAATCGAGTTCGCTTTCCAGTTGGGAAGCGGGCTCTTTTTCTGTTTCATCGCCGTAAAGTTCGGTCAGCAAATAGGAGACGTCAATCTCCAGAACACGGGCAATAGCGCGAAGAGTGTCCATTGATGGTTTGGTCTTTCCTTTTTTGTAAAGAGCCATTGCCGATGGAGTGATGCCAGCAGTTTCATAGAACTCGGCTTTTGTCAGCCCCTTGGCTTTGCATAATTGCCAAATCTTGTAAACGAACAGTTCACCATTCACAAAAGTATACCTCCCAAATTGTGCATTGCTACAAACATTGAAAAATGAAGTAGATTGCTCTTGAAATTGAGCAAATATTGAGTTAATATAAAGACACGCAAAATAAATCGAGCATATATAGAGAGATGCTTCACAAAAATCAAGTATAATTTGCTAAGTTATTTGAACAGACAACCACATAATAAGGCGAATTTCAGGAAAAGTCAAGTATTTCTCAATTATTTTTGATGGGAGATGAGAGATTGAGTTATAAGGAGCAAAGAAAGAAAGCCGGATATTCGCAGAAAACGGTGGCAGATCTGCTGGGGATAAGCGTTTCGGCGGTGAGCCTTTATGAGACAGGCAAGGCTGATCCTTCGGTGGCAGTTCTGCACAAGCTGTCTGCGTTGTACCGCTGTACGCTGGATGAATTGATGAAGGGGGAGGGCAGAAAATGATTGCACAGAGAGGAGCTGGCACTGCGTGATGCACACCATGTACATGATCGTCACGAAGGACAGGTTTCGGCTTCCCCGGTACTGGGGCGAAACAAAAGGAGAACTTGCCAAGCGGTCGGGTCGGAATTATGAAACTATCCAGAAGGGCTTCGACCGACTGAAACATAAGGATCCCCGCAAGACAGAGTATGAAGTCGTCCGGTTCTCAGATGACGAGGAGGATTTGAGATGTCAAGAGTGAAGTATCTCTCCACGGTAAACCAGACGGAGCAGAAGGTCGTGGAGCTTCTGTACGGAGCAATGGAGCGGGAGGGCTTGCAGAAGCGGGACGTGGCTGCCGCGTTGGGAATGACGACAGCTACGCTGCTTCGCCGTAGGAAATCCCCTCTGGACTTCACGCTGGGAGAGTTGCAAAAGGCTTGTCGGACGCTGCATATTCCTATCGACGACCTGCGGTCGGCCATCACGCTATGAGCTGGCGGTGCAGGATATGCGGCGTGAGGTTCGACGAACCGGCGGTGCGTGTATACCGCGAGAACCTTGACGGTGAGAACGGCGTGGAGGTATGCCGCGAGATATGCTGTCCGGTATGCGCCGAGCAGTACATAGAGGAGACCGAGGATGAGCAGAACGCGGAATGAGCGCCGCCGCGACCGAAAGTGGAAATGGCTGCTGGGCGTGAGCAGCTTCGCGGCGCTGGGCATCATCGGCGGTATCGAAACGGGCGGCTCGTTGTGGCTGCTGGTAGGAGAGGGAATCGCCATTGGCGGCGTGTGGGTGAGCTGCACGGCGCTGGGGCTGTATAAGTGAGATAGGGGAGGAAGATCGTTTTGGCAGGTGGCATCCTTACGCAAGGACAGGTGGCGGCGATCAACGCGGCGCTGGAGAAGAACTACCGCGTTGAGCTGATACCGTTGAAGGACGGTGTGAAGATCGTCAAGGTAAGCAGAGCAGAGATCAAAGCCAAATAATGTACCCCTCCTAAGTCGCTTGGAGGGAAGGGCGGAGCGTCGTCGAGTGGTTCGGAATTTCCGAACTGCTTGGCGGCGCTTTTTGTTTGTCAGAAAGAGGTGAGAAAAATTCCAAAGCACATTGATTTATCAGGCAAAAGGTTTCACCGCTTGACAGTTTTACGCGAGGACGGGCGCATCCACGGACGACCTGCATTTGTATGCCGTTGTGATTGCGGGAACGTAGTTCGTACAAACGCAAGTGAATTAAACGCATCGCGGGTTCAAAGCTGCGGATGCTTACAGCGCGAAAAGGCAAGTCAGTGTCTATCTGCCATGAAAACGACGCACGGCAAAAGCAACTCTCGGCTGTATGCGATATGGTCATCCATGAAATTGAGGTGCTTGAACAGAAATTGCAAGGAGTATCGCTTATATGGAGGTAGAGGAATTTCTATCTGCGAAGAGTGGCTCAACGATTTTTATGCTTTTTACACATGGGCATTTCAAACCGGATACGAGGAGGATGCGCCTCGCGGTCAATGCACTATTGATCGAATTGATGTTGATGGCGACTACTGTCCAGAGAATTGTCGTTGGGTCACGCAAATAGAACAGTGTAACAATCGCCAAAAAAATCGCTATGTAGAAGTTGCTGGGCAGTGCAAAACCATAGCTGAGTGGGCGCGTGTTACCGGCATCCCTTACCGAACCATTTGGGATAGGCTAAAAAGTGGCTGGAGTCCTTCCCAAGCCGTCAGTCAGCCCCCGCGGAGGTGGCCTAAATGACAGAGAGAACCGTGTATGGAAGCCGCGCAGAATGGCTTGAAGGGCGACGCGGTGGGCTTGGCGCAAGCGACTGCGGCATTGTGCTGGGCGTGTCCAACTTCAAGACGCCGCTGCAGCTATGGCGCGAGAAGATCGGTGCGGTGGAGACAAAAGAAATATCCGGGAACGAGCGCATCGACTTCGGAAACCGGGCGGAAGAACCGCTGAGAGCCATGTTTCAACTGATGCACCCGGAGTACGAACTGAGCTTTGAGCCGTACCTGATCGTGCGACAGACGGGATGCTACAGTTTCCTGACCTGCACCCCGGACGGGGAGCTGGTGGAGCGTGAAACAGGCAGACGAGGCATCTACGAGAGCAAGACGGCGACGTGCTTTAGCCGCGCCGACTGGGACAAATGGAGAGGGAAGATCCCCGACCTCTACTACGCGCAGATATGCGAACAGATGTTTACCGGCGAATACGAATACGCCGTGGTGTGGGCGCTGCTGGTGAACGCGGAGGGGGATGGTGAGATACGCTTCTATAAATTCGAGAAAACAGAGTGCCAGACGGACATCGACTACATCGTTCCGAAACTGGAGCACTTCTGGAAAAATCATGTGCTGACCGGCACACCGCCGGCGGCGATTTTAAGAATGTGAAGGAGGACAAACATGAAACTGAAACTGGTGATGAGCAACGCGGAAACGGGTGAGGTGCTGCACGAGGAAACCGACCTGAACTTTGCCATGATGAGCTTTGGGCGCAAGACGGAGGAGGGAATGACTTTCCAATCTGTGACGCGGGGAGAGGATATAACCGCCGTGGATTTTGCGAATTGCCTGACCGGCGTTAACAATGCCGTGGAAAAGAACCTCCGCGACAACAACGCCGTGCGTGTGGCCTACGCGCTGGCCAAGCTTGGCGTTCTGGGAAAGAGCGTAGACGCGAGCGCAGAAGCGCGGCCCGGAGATGTCGCTGCCGATGCCAAGAAGGAGGTTGAGCAGGCATGATCGTAAAGGCAATGTATTACAAGCCGTGGCAGAAGGGATACAGCGGACGGGCGTACACCTTCCGCACGAACCTGCCCCTGCAACCCGGCGACCATGTGCTGGTACCGGGCAGCGAGGCGGACGAAAAGCCCGCCATGATTACCGAGGTCAATCTGCCGGAGAGCGTCATTGACCCGGCGTGGGCTGACCGGGTGAAGTGGATCACCAAGATGGATACGGAGGTGCGGGCATGAGTGGGATGGTGGAATTTCGCATCACCTCCGACTTGCAGGAGATCCGCAAGCAGGCCATTACCACCAACTACGCCGATGTAAAGGCGTGGGTGGACGGCGTGGCGGAGCAGTACCGCAGCATTGTGGTGACGGAGGACGGCGTACAAGCCGCCAAGCAGGACAGGGCGAACCTCCGCAAACTGCAAGCCAACATCGATCAGGTACGCAAGGAATGCCGTGCGGCGGCGTTGGCCGTATCCGCTGAAACGGAGGCCAACTGCAAGGAGCTTGTGGCAACACTGGAAACCGCCGTACAGAACCTTGACACACAGGCCAAGGCATTTGAGGCGCGGCGCAAGGAGGAGAAGGCGGCAAGGCTCAAGACCTACTTCGACCGGGAAAACGAGTTGCACAACACCAACACCTACCTGACATGGGAGGGCGTGCTTGACCCCAAGTGGCTTAACGCCACCGCCAGCGAGGACGCGGCAGAAAAGGCTATCGACGCCATCATCACCGACACCGTGAACGGGATCGCCGCCATTGTATCGCTGCAAAGCCCCTTCGAGGTGGAGCTGCTGAAGCATTACCGGGAGACACACGACGTTGCCGCCGTTCTGCAAAAGAACGCCCGCCTGCTGGAAATGAAAAAGGCGCAGGAGGAACGGGAAAAGGCGGCGCGGGAGGCGGCAGAAGCCAAGCGTCTGGCAGAGGAGACAGAACGGAACGCCGTGGTGATGGAAGAACCTGCGCCGCAGGAGGCACCCAGCGTTGCGGACGTGATCCGCTCCGTAGAACAGGAGACGTTTGCACACGCGGCAGTCGAGGACGAACCGACATACACGCTTTACTTCGACCCGCACTGCACGGATGAGCAGTTTATGGAACTGCTGAAGTACATGGACGGTGCTGGCATTCGGCGCACATTGCGGGTAGACGGCACGGCGGCGCAGCTCAACGGACTGCGCTCTTACATGAAAAACAACGGCATCCGCTTTGAGCGTGTGCCGGAATGATGAGAGGAGAAGCATCACATGAAAGTACAGAATCAGACCGGCTTTACCCAGATGGCACAGCAGAAGAAGCAGACATTCAGCATGGCGATCACGTCGAAAACCTATCAGGACATGATCCAGAAAACCCTCAACGACAGCGACAAGGCCGCTCGGCTGACCGCTTCGCTGATTGCGCTGGTATCTCAAAATGAGAAACTCAAGGAGTGCGACGTTGGCTCTGTCATCGGCTCCGCATTGGCGGGTGTCAGCCTCAACCTTTCGCTTGAGCTTGGCGAATATTCCGTTGTCCCGTATGGAAATGTCGCGCAGTTTCAGATTCAGTACAAGGGACTTGGGCAACTGGCGATCCGAACGGGGTACTACTCGAAGATCAAACTTTTCGAGGTCTTGGAGGGGGAGTTCAAGGGCTACAACTCCGATGGCGACCCGATCATTTCCAAAATTTCTGACCCCGATGAGAGAGAAAAGCGCCATATCGTCGGCTATTACGCATATTTCCGGCTGCTCAACGGCTTTGAGGACAACTTGTATATGACCTACAAGGAAATTCTGAACCATGCAGACCGTTATTCTCCCGCATTCAGTTTGGAAAAGTACAACGCCTTTATCAGCGGGGAGATGGATGCAAAAGAACGCAGCAAACTTTTGAACGGAAGCCCTTGGTACGGTGACGAAAAAAGTGCAGGACACATGAAAATGTGCAAAAAGACGGTTTTCAAGCAACTCTTTGGCGGGCCCCTTGCTCCCAAGAGTGCAGAGTTCAGCCGCGCACTGGACATGGACGAGGCGGTTATTCCGGCAGATATGCCCGCCACCCAGACGGAGCAGACCATCCCTGTGACGGATTTTTCCGTCAGCGAGGAAAATCGCGGTCAAGCAGAGGAAACCACCGCAGAGCCGCCCACGAGCGCCGCTGTGAGCGAGAACGACCGCTCCGAGGGTAAGGATACCGCCCCGACCAAAAAGCGCGTAGAGCGCAAGGAAACGGCAAATGCGGCGGTAGAGAGTGCAGAGGACTTCACCAACGGTTTCTTTGGGGAGGGCGAGTAAATGCCTCTTTTTATCCGTAAGCGCGTAGACGCGGAGGGTAAGGCAGACGGCAGCCAGTACATGATCTGTACTGGCTCCGTCAGCCGGGACGCAAAAGTGGGGGAGATACCCAAGAACCACATTCCCAAGGTGGAGTTTGGCGTGGGGTACGACAGCAAGCAGTTTATGAACGTGTGTGCCGTGGGTGACAACGCCGCCACGAAGATTGCCGCGTGTTTGGAAAAGGGCGACGCGGTGGCGGTGGTGGGAATGTGGCGGCAGAGGCCGTACACCACCCGCGACGGCGAGGAAAAGGTGTGGAGCGAGCTTCGCGCCGACCATGTGATCCCTTTGGGAGCGCTGGAAACACTGCTGCAAGTGCCGACGGAGTATTTCATTCGTCTGGCCGACCTGCTGCCCGCGCTGGAAAAGCTGTGCGCTGGGGAAAAGCCGGATGTAAGACCGGCGGACGCGCCCCAGAGCGCGGCAGGTTTTCAGGAGATCGAGGATAACGAACCGCTGCCGTGGGACGCGGAGGACAGCGGCGACGACTACGAGCTGAGTATCTGACGGGGAGGAAAATCATGAAAATCATTTGCACCAAAGAAGAATTTGCCGAGATGGTGGAGGTCTGCACACACCGTGTAGACGATGGCGAGTGCAGCAGCTGCCTGTTGTATGGTTCGTGTGGCGGGGACAAGAAAATTTTGAAAAACTGCGATGTCTCTTCCAGAGGTCACGCAGATGTCGATGCCATCGCAGAGCGAAGCGGCGTTGGTGTACTCGCTGTTGATGATTCCGCACGAGACGAGTTGGTGAAAGGTTGCATTTTAAGGCAGCTCGAAAAAAATTGCAGAAATTGTGCCCTTTATAGCACTTGTTCTGCCAATGAACTCACCGACGGTGACGGTATAAGCGCATTTCTGGTAACGAGGTGATTTGGAATGGCGACAGGTAAAACATACTACTGGATGCGATTGAAGGAATCTTTCCTGAACAGCGACACGGTGGACTTCTTTATGAGCCAGCCAAACGGCGCGAATTATGTCGTTCTCTATCAAGCATTGTGCCTGAAAACCATTAACACGGAAGGGAGGCTTTCTCGGCAAATCGGGGACATCATCATTCCGTTTGACATTGAGAAGATACGCCGGGACTGCAAGTGGTTCTCCGCTGATACCATCCGCGTGGCGCTGGAATACTACAAACGGTTTGGCCTGATCTACCAAGACGTAGACGGAACGTTGGTCATGGCAGACCACCACAATCTTGTTGGAAAGACAACAGATTATGCAGACCAGAAAAAGGCTCAACGTATAAAAAACGCCGAAAAACCGAAACTTTTGGCAGATGGTGGTGTGGACAATGTCCACAGCGATGTCCATACAGAGATTAGATATAAGAGTATAGAGATTAGAGATAAGAGTTTAGAGGAAGAGGATATATCTACAGGCTCTAAAGAGCCTGTGTGTCGGACAAGTGATGTCCGACGTGTCATTGAGGCGTGGAATGATACCGGCTTGACACAGGTGACGAAAATCACGGCGGACACCAATCGCGGCAGGATGCTGAAAGCGCGTATCCGGGAAAACGGCGTAGACGGTGTGCTGAAGGCTATCGAGAACGTGAAGAACAGCACATTCCTCAAGGGGCAGAACAACCGGGGCTTTGAGGCGACCTTCGACTGGTTTGTAAAGCCAAACAACTTCCTAAAGGTGCTTGAGGGCAACTACACGGACAAAAAAGCCGCCGAAACGGATTGGCGCACCAGCGAGGCATACCAGATCGCGGAATACCTTGCGCGTGAAAAGGCAAAGGACAATCCCGGCAGGGCGTGGCCGACGGATGCGGAGATGCAGCGGCAGGCGGCGGTGCTGGAGGAACTGCACACACAAAGCGGCGTGGAGTGGGACACGATAGACAACGTGCTTTACTTCGCACTGAACAGCCAGTGGTGGAGCAAGAAGGTGCAGAGCGCACACGACCTGAAATGGCACTTCAACGAGATTTATGAAGATATGACCAAGGAGCAGGGCGCGGTGAAGGAGGAGTGATTTCCCTATGGCAAACGAGATGATGCCCGTCACCATGCTGCACCGCAGGGACACCACGGAGATGGAGTATCTGGTGGTGGGCGTACTGCTGCAAAAGCCGGAGATGGTCAGGCAGATGGCAGAGCTGGTGGAGAAGGACGATTTCAGCCTGTCGGTTTGCGGGGCGGTATTTGAGCGGTGCTTGCAGGATACGCGGGCGGGACGGCATTTCGATATTGCGTCCGGCGTAGAGGCGATCAAGGACATGGTTGCAGAGCCGCTGCAATTCCTGCGGCAATGCGCGGAGATCACCGTGACCACCGCCAACGCGGAGCTGCACGCCCAACTGATCCACAAGGCGGCGGAGAACGAGCGCTTTTACGAGCGGGTGACGGAGGCGCTGAACAACGAGGAAGATCCGCAGGCGGCGGTGGCGGCGATCTGCCACCAGAAAATGCGGCAGAGACGCGGGACCCGCCTGAAAACGATGGCGGACGCCATGACCGAGGCGATGGAGAACATCGCCGGGAAGAAGGAGGGGCGTATAGACACGGGATTCCCCCTGCTGGATGCCACGCTGAAGGGCTTGTGGCCGGGGCAGCTCGTTCTGGTCGGCGCAAGACCGGGATGCGGAAAGAGTGCTATGTGCATGGAGATCGCGGAGAGCGCCGCCATGAAAGGGAAGACGGTGCTGCACGTTACGGCGGAGATGATGGCCGGAGAGGTGGGCGAGCGCCTGATCGCCAAAAGAGCGGAGGGCGTGACAATGGATCATCTCATCGACGGTGTGCCGGAAACGGATGAAGAACTGTGGATGAACATTGCCTACACCGCAAGCACCGCTTCGAGGCTGCCGGTCTACTTCTACGACGGACCGGATGTGACAGTGAGCCGCATACGGGAGCTGGCGCTGGGCATTGAAAATCTCGGCATGATCGTGGTGGACTACCTCGGTCTGATGATCGGAGAAAAGGACAAGCGTGCGGAGAACCGGAACCTTGAGCTGGGCAGCATCAGCCGGGAGTTGAAACTGCTGGCCTCGGAGTTGGAAATCCCCGTGCTGGCGGCGGCACAGCTTTCCCGCACGGTGAATGAAACGGATAAGCCGAGGCTGTCCTCTCTGCGGGACAGCGGTGAGCTGGAGCAGAACGCTGTGAAGGTGATCTTCCTTTGGAAAACCACGCCGGGGGATGAAACGCAGGTGGGCTGCACGGTGGCAAAGAACCGGAGGGGCCGCACGGGAGATGTGAATTTCTACTTTGACGGCTCGAAGATGACCTTCGTGGAGTTGAGCCGCCGGACGGACGAGGATGAACCGGTGGATAAATTCCACCAGAGACCGAGACGAAAGCGGCTTGAAGTGTAGAAAAGACGCGAGGTGAGCCGATGGGACTTGGACTGGAGGATATCGGGTGCTTTAGCCAGAAGGCGCAGGCGCAAATCTTGCAGAAGGTGCAGGAGCAGCAGAGAGCGGAGAAAATGGCGGCGGATGCCAAAGCCAAGGCGGAAAAACCGAAGAAGGGCAACAAGCTCCACGCGGAGAAGGTGGACATGACCCTGCCGGACGGTACGCTCATGCACTTTGACAGCAAGCGGGAGGCGCGGCGGTACATGGATCTGTGGCTGATGCAGAGGGCGGGAGAGATCACCAACCTGCGGACGCAGGTGAAGTATCCGCTGCTGCCCAAGCAGGTACACCCGGACGGTACGAAGGAACGCGCCATAGACTATGTGGCGGACTTTGTGTACGAAAAGGACGGCGAAACGGTTGTGGAGGACAGCAAGGGCTTTCGGAACACCGCCAGCGCCGCCTACCGGGTGTTTGTGATGAAACGAAAGATGATGCTGTATTTACACGGCGTCACGGTGAGGGAGGTTTAGAACGTATGTTTGCAGACATGGCGAGACCGACAAATCGTTGGTGGAGTGTGATGGGGCTGGGCGGGGCAAAGGCACCGTGGCTGACGTTGGACGCGGCAGCTGCCGCACAGTCGAGCAAGCGAATAAACGACTTGGAGACGGGAAGATTTTCTTCTGGCGCGTTGCTCGATGGAACGCGGGATACAGCGGAGAATGTAGAAAAATGCCAGAACTGTCCGTACCCGGAATGTTGTAACTGCCTGTCTGGACGGCGCACAAAGAGCGCGAAACGGAAGCAGACGGCGGCGGAGCTGGCGGACAGTCTGCGGATTCACCGCTGCGAGGAGGCGGAGGAATGACCACCGTATACATGATCGTCACCCGTGATAAGTACCGCCTGCCCCGCTGGTGGGGTACGACCACGGCGGAGTTGGCGCAGTTGTCCGGCCGGAAATATCAGAATGTCTGTGCGGCAATTTGTAAGGCGTTCCGGCACGGCGGAAGCTACGGCTGCTACGAGGTGGTGCGTCTGGAGGAGGGCGAGTGATGGGCAAGCAGCATTTGAGCAGGGATGACCGCATCTTTATGCGTGGCAAGCTGCAAGGAACACGGGAGAACATGGACATGGTGGCGATGGTGCTGATGGACAAATGCGGTTGGCACGTCCAGGAGGAGACGCCGGACAGCCGTGATACGCAGAGTATTGCGTATCTGTACGAGTGCCTGGAAAAACTGGCGGAGGAAATAAACGAAGGACGCATCAAGCGGAAGCACATCAAGGACGTGCTGAAGGACGAGTGCGGCGTGGTGTTTGGAGATTGATGGAATGAAAATACTGATCGGCGGAAGCCCCTGCACACATTGGAGTATCGCACAGACCAAGAACCGCGAAACCGAGGCCAGCGGCGTCGGCTAGGAGTTGTTTCTGAATTACCGCATCGCGCGGGACAAGTACCAGCCGGACTATTTCCTGTATGAGAACAACAAGTCCATGTCGCCCGCCATCCGGGCGCAGATCACGGCGGAGCTGGGCGTGGAACCCGTGCTTATCAACTCCGCGCTGGTATCGGCGCAGAACCGCCAGCGCCTGTATTGGGTGGGCAGACGGAACCCGGACGGCACATACAACCAAGTGCCGGTGGAGCAGCCTGTGGACCGTGGGATCCTCCTGCGCGACATTCTGGAGACCGGCGCGGTCACATGGAAAGAAAAGGCGTACACACTGCGCGCGAGCGCCGGCACGAAGCAGGGCGTCAGCAACATTCTGCGACACATCGAAACTAACGGGAAGTTTGGTTACATGGGGGTGGCGGAGCCTGTTGCCATTAAGCCGCTGACTGAGCGGGAAATGGATTACATGGTTGGCGAGCATGGCAAATACTCCGACCGTTGGACATATCTGCAAAGGCCAGGGGAGGCAGACAAAGCGCTTTGCATCACCGCCAATGTGCATCGCGGCGTTCCGTATAACATTTGCGCAGAGCCTGTACGCATTGCGACCATCGAGAATGACGCGAAGAACCCGGACCATGACAGCCAGCAATACCGTTGTTACAGCCCGGACGCAAAAAGCGTAACCCTCTGCGGGAATGGCGGCGGCCTGGGCGCAAAAACCGGGCTTTATGCCGTGCCTGTGGCTGGGCGCGTCGTGGGACGCAGGATCAACGAGCAAGGCCACCGCGACGACTACAACGAAGCGATCCCGCATTTCCAGTATTTCGAGGTAAACGAAGAACCGCAGAAAACCAACTGCCTGACAACCGTTCAGAAAGACAATATGATTGCCGTCCCCGTTATCCCGGACGGGAAAGGGCAGTTTGTAATTAAGGCGGCAGGCGGAAAAGAAATCCCAGTTTACGAGGTTCGCGGAGGGCGGATCACCATCAAAGAAAAGACATACCCCATTAAACTGGCAGACGGATTTTACATCATTCGCAAACTGACCGTAACGGAATGTAAACGCCTCCAGACCGTGCCGGACACATACGCCTTTCCCGTCAGCGACACCCAGGCGTATAAAATGCTGGGCAACGGCTGGACCGTGGATGTGATTGCCCACATTATGAGCCACTTTGACGGCCTGACGGAGGAGCCGGTGGAGGTGCTTTCCATGTACGACGGCATGAGCTGCGGGCATATCGCGCTGGACAAACTGGGCGCGAATGTCACCGCCTACTATGCAACGGAAATCGACAAATACGCCATTCAGACTACACAGCACAATTTCCCTGACACTGTGCAGTTGGGCGACGCTTTCCAAGTACGAAAAGAGGATTGGGTGCTATGACAAGAGATGAGATCGTGACCGCGCTGCGGTGCTGTGCAATCTCGGAAGCGAATTGCAAGGGGAATTGTGCGTTTTTTGGCACAAGCAGCCTCGATGAGTATTGCAGTCAGAAGAAAAATACCGCCGCCGCTGACCTGATCGAGAACCAGCAGCGGCACATCGAGGCACTGTTGCAGGCTAACGCCGCCCTGCGGGACACCGTACTGCGGCGGGATGCACAGATCGAGAGGCTGGCGGCAGACCGCAAGGCACTTATCAACGAGCTATGCCAATACTGTGGAGAGTACGAACGCGCACATGAGGGAGCCTGTGACGGGTGCAGATGGAGGGAAATGTGATGGATGCTGTATTTCGCAACATCGGTATTATCGTGTGTGGGCGGGGTGGCGGACTTTTGTGCGTTGCCATCGTTGGTTTTCTCGGTTGGCTGGCGTGCTGGGCGTGGGCAGCTTTCAGCAACAAGTTTCGGGCGGTCTGCAAGGCGGAAAGCCTGATTTACGAGTATCGGAAGTACCGAGAACAGTTTTTGGCGTGGCTGAAACTTAGCGAGGAGGAAAAGTAAATGGACGCTGTGAAGTTTATCAAAGAACGCGATAGGATGTGCAAGTCCTACTATGACGCAGAAAAGGGACATTGTTCGGATGGGTGCCCCGCACATGACACTCAATGCACTGGGTTGGACGACTTGAGCGCCGATGCTGAAGAACTGGTCGCGCTGGTCGAAGAATGGTCTGATGCACACCCGCGCAAGACACGTCAGGATGTGTTTCTGGAGCAGTGGCCTGACGCCAAAGTTAATGACACCGGCGTACTTTGTATATTCCCGTGCGCGGTAGAACAGGGTATGAAGAGCGATAAACACTGTAACGACATATATTGTTTAGATTGCCAACGCGAGTTTTGGATGCAGGAGGTGAAGTGATGGACAGCAAGCAAACCGTCATGCAGTTAGCCAATGATGTTATCAGGTACTTAAACGCCTGTGCCGATGAGGACTTTGTGGAAGGCGTTTTGGAGCGCATCAATGACGGCGTGGAGTTTGGCGAGGACGAGATCGGGGAGGTGGAGTGATGGATATTGAGATTAAAGATTAAAAGAGCAGTATTGCCTACGATATCATGGAGGAAGAATGCCGCGCCGCAAGACCGCTTATTAAGAAGCGGGTAGAGCAGATTATCGATGAATATAATTTCCCACAGTTAGAGCGTGACGAGATTATGTATACAATCGCAGACGTATTGACAGACAGGCTTTTGCCGGAAAAAAGGAGGAGAAGTAAATGATCGACAAATTGATGAAGAAGTATGGGTACGAAAAGACCGACGAAAACAGGTATGGCGCCTACTACAAGAAGCGTGAACCGCAGGGGTATAATCACATCGTCTGTGTCGCCAAAAAAGACAACGGCAAACACCTCATGCAGAGCTACGATGCCCAAACGTTTAAGGTGAACAACGATTTCATTAACGGGACTGTTGGGGTAGAGATTCCCATTCTGCTGCTGATGTGGCTGAAGGCGAAGCGGATGGCACGGAAGTACCACTGGAACCAAAGAAAACCGGACGCGCCGGCGGATTGCCGGAAAAAGATCCTGCCATCGCGGGAGAGCGTGGCACTGGAGGAACTGGAGGAATATGACCGCTTTGTGGACAGCAAGGACGCACTGGGAAGCGAGGACGAGGAGTTCCTGAAAAAAGTGTACGGCGGCAGCCATGAGTGGGGCGAAACGGTGCAGGAGGGCTGGAAGGAGGGCAACATTGAACTGGACTGAAAGACTGCGGCGGAAACTGATACATAAACTGGGCGGTGTGCTCATGGACGAGGTGCAGCCCTGTTCTGTGGCTGCGGCGGAAAGCTACACCACAGAGGAACTGACGTGCAGCTATTGGAAGCTCGCCGATGGGCAAGAGAGTGAGTGCCTCAAAATGGACAGCCTTACGCCTGTGGGCTGTGCGGCGGATAAGGTGGGGTTGATAGAGTGGAAAGAAGTGCCACGGGAGGAGGAACCGACGCTGTATAAAGCGGTGGAGGGGATACCGGGCGCGGAGGATGCAACGCTGATGCGCGGAACACTGCGGGTACTGCGAAAAGAAAGAGGGTGAGCGCATGAAGGACAAGAGAGCAAAATACCGGCGCTGGGCAGTCGTATACATACTGCTGGCGTTGCTGATGGCGGCAGCGCTGGTGCTGCTGATGGCGGCGGGCGTATATAAAACGTTTGTGGGCGTATTGTGCATGGCAGTGGTAGCAGCGGACATTGCGTTTTTGGCTGCGGGCAGCGCGTACCTGTGGAGAGAGGAGAAACGGTGAGCATGAGCGGAAGAATTACGGTCGGCGCAACGCCGTACAAGCCCAAGGTATCGTGCGACCTGTATGTGCCGGAGAAAAACGAGTGCGCGGGACTGAACACGCTGGTGTGTGCGGAATGTGGAAAGTGCGCGTTTTACAAGAGCAGAAAAAGGGCACGGGAGGATCGCCTTGCCAGCATCGTAGCGCGGCGCGACAGGGGCTGCTACGTTAGCGATACGGAGGCGCGGATGCTGTTGCAGGCGATGAAAAAGAAGCCGGAGCTGGGAGGCAAGTGATGGCGGGAAATGAGATATTTGCCAAGCGGCTGCGGCAGTTGCGGGAGCGAAAACACATGAAGCGCTGTGTGCTGGCGGAGCTGTGCGGCATGAACAAGAGCATGATAAGCCGCTACGAGCGAGGAGAGATGGAGCCGAAGGCTACGGCGCTGGCGGCGCTGGCGGATTTCTTCGGCGTGACCACCGACTATCTGCTGGGGAGGGACGAGGACACATGAGCGAGAGCATTGTCTACAACATGGACTGCATGGAGTATATGCGGACGCTGCCGGACAAGGCATTCGACCTCGCCATTGTAGACCCGCCCTACGGCGATGGAAACGGCGGCAGCGCAAAACGCTTCGGCGGTATGTTTGGCGCTGTGTACGGCGAGAACACCCGCGCTCGTATCGCCGATGCGCACGAGAGAGAGAGAGAGACGCGCCGCAGTATAACCGATTCGGCGGAAGATTCGATAAGTACAAAAGTGAACCAGATGAAACGGGCGGCAAAAAAATCGTGGCGTGGGATGTTGCCCCAAAGGAGGAGTATTTTCAAGAGCTTTTCCGCATCTCACGCGACCAGATCATTTGGGGCGGAAACTATTTTTCTCTGCCGCCGACGCGCTGTTTTCTGATTCTGCGAAAGACAAATATCCCCGAAAACTTCTCTATGGCGATGTGCGAATATGCGTGGACGAGCTTCAACGGAAACGCCAAGGTGTTTGACTTCAATATGCAGGGACAGCCGGGACGATTTCACCCCACGCAAAAGCCCGTGGAGCTGTACGAGTGGATATTGACTCGCTTCGCCAAGGAGGGGGACAAGATCCTCGACACGCACCTCGGAAGCGGCTCAAGCCGAATTGCCGCGTACAACCTCGGCTTTGACTTCGTGGGCTGCGAGATCGACCGGGAATACTACGAAAAGCAGGAGGAGCGTTTTGCCGCCCATACGGCGCAGATGTCCCTTTTTACAAAATGAAAGAAAAGTTTCAAAAGTTGCGTAAAAGGGAATTACAAAAGTGAATATCTGCGAAAATGGTATGAGAAGAAGTGCAACTTTCTTTTTGTACCATTTTTCTTTGTGCGGAAAGGGGACTGGAATGGCCGAACTTTTACCTATGGACGCGGAAAAGCAGCAGGCGTATTACGACCAGCTTAATGATGCGGTGGGGGAGAGTTTGGCTTATTTTTATGCCTGCATACGCTTCAACAAGCCTTTTGACATGAACGCGCTGCCGGCAAGCGGGAGCAAAAACAAGTGGACGACCTACTGCGATAAGCTGGCAAAGAAAAAGCTTGACCGGACGCCGGGAGGCGGAGAGCTGGGCTTTCTCGACGGGCTGACGGACATCACCAAGATATTCGGAGAGGGGCTGGAGAACGGGAATTTCACCCGCGCCGTCAGTGCGGAGAAAAGCGCACGGGGCGGAAAGCAGGGGACAAAACGCCAAGCCGCCGACTGGGGCGAGGGCAGCGGGAAAGCGCCCTACACCAGCGATGACTACAACGAGTTTGACCGCATCTACAACGCCCTGTGCGCCGACTTCGGCGGGGAGCAGGCCGTGAGCGCCAAGCAGCAGCTGATCTTACGGAATGTGGCGAAGTGGACGAAGCAGATGAACGACTGCGCCGAGCGGGGGCAGATCGACATGGCGAAGAAGCTCTCCAGCATGATACAGGAGAACCTTGCCTCGGAAAACCTGCGGAAAAAGGACACAAAGCCCGTGGAGGACATACGGCTGGACGGCATCGTAGACCGGCTGGAAAAGGCGGGGCTGATGAAAAACGGCAAGCGCTGCTCCCCGGATGAGGCGTTTCGGCTGATCTTCGGGAGACCCTGCCAGTACACCTACACGGCGGACGCGGCGGAGAAAATGCTGCTGGCCATCATCAACCAGGCGCGGATCAACGACGGCTTGCCGGAGCTGATGGATCTGCCCAAGAGCGCACAGCTCAAGGACGAGCTGGGCGAGTTTGCGGAGGAACCCAACGAGGCCGAACAGGAGGCCTACGAAAAGATGGGACTGCTGCGGAAGAAAAAGCCGCTCAAGCGGAAACCGGATGCAGAGGATGTGAATACCGATGTCGCGGAGAACGGGTAAGGCGTATGTGACCGGTCTTGGCTGGGTCACGAAGAAGCCGACACAGGAGCGCAACTACGCGGAGATGGAGGACGCATGGTTTGCATTTTTGGTGTGGGTAGCCAGATGGTTCCCGGATAAGCTGGCGGACATTTTCCGCAGCGAGGACAGCGACTTTAAGACGCTGGAGCTGGTGCAGCGCATTATGCTGCGCGCCTACGCGAGATACACCGATGTGGCCATTACCGGCACACGCGGTATGACGAAAACCTATTCCAAGATGCTCTCCGAGATGATAAACGGCGTGGCATGGCCGGGAACGCAGGTCATTTACACCGGCCCCTCCCTGAAGCAGCTGGCGTCCATCGGAGGAAAGACCTTCCATGCCATCGAGCATGACTACGGAGCGCTGGCGAAGCACTGGCGTGTGACGGCGGAGAGCAAGGACGACTTCAAGATCGAAACGGACTACGGCAGCGCCTTTTACATCGGCGAAAAGCGCGGCGACAACCTCCACGCGGCTACGGCGGAGGAGTTCGCGCAGGAGGAGCAGCCGGCCTTTGACTTTGACGAATACACCACCGTGGTGCTGCCCGCCGTGCGCCTGCGCCACAACGTAAACGGCGAGCCCGACCCCAACTTTGTGGCGTATAAAAACCACTCCATCACCAGCGCCGGGCGCAAACAGAACCACGCCTATCAGGTGCGCTGCGAGATGATGAAGGCCATGGCGCGGGGCGAGAGCGCCTTTGTGATGGATGTGCCGTGGCAATGCGTAGTGTTGCAGCAGATGCGGCCCTATTCCTGGGCGCAGAAACTGCGGACAAAGCTGACGCCGGAGCGGTGGATGCGCGAAATGGAATCGCGCTACACCGGGGCGGACAGCAACCCCATTGTGCGGGACGAGGTGCTGACGGAGAGCCGCAAGCTGATGATCGCGGAGAACCGGCACTGTGCCTTTGATATACGGAACAAGACCGCGCCGGAGGACGTGATCTATATCGTGGGGTACGACGTATCCTACGCCGACGACAAGAAGAACGCAAAATGCGCCTGCGTGGTGCTGAAATGCACACGTCAAACGGACTGGCTGAAGCGGGATCGCTACCTGAAGCAGGTGGTGTATGTGGACGTTTGGAACCCACCGGTAAAGAGCATGATGCAGGCGCAGCGGATCAAGGACGTGTGGAGCCGCTTCTGCTGCGACGGAGGGGCCGCGACATACTTGGCAATAGACGCATGGCAGTACGGCACCAGCGTGGTGGAGAACCTGATGATGGACCTTGGAGACGGCCTTGCGCCGCTGTGCGTGCGGAACCACGCCAGCTTTACGGAGCTGGAGCAGGAGAACGCCGTGCCGTGTTTGTACCCCATAAAGGCGGGCGGCGCGGGCGTGACGGATCCGGACGCGGAGATGGTGCGGTACGCAGAGCTGCAATTCGAGAACCGAAATGTGGAGCTGCTGTGCTCTAACGTAAACGAGGGCGTGGAGAACTACAAGAAGTACCACCGGATCAAGGACGACAGCATGGATGCCATGCTGGCAGACCCCTACATAAAGACCAGGGAGTTGGTGGGGCAGATACAGAACCTGAAAAAGGTGGCCAGCGGCACGACCCAAAAGGAAGAACGGATAAGCAAGCACATACAGCGCGATATATGGTCGGCGCTGAAATATGCGCTGCGGGTGGCGCAGATACTGGAGCGAGAGGAACTGGCGCAGGCGGTGCGGCATAAGAGCGACTGGGACGCGGAGCTGGCAAAATACAAAAACCGTGCCGCAGCACCGCACAGAGCGGCGGCAACCGGCGCGGGAGGCCGCACGGTGACGGCGCGGCGCGGCGGGAGGATATGCTGAAATGGCGGCAAGGAAGTACAGACTGTACGCGGCGCGGGTGACAGGCGAAACGGTGGCGCTGGCGGAAAAGGAGCGCTTTGTACGGATAACGGCGGGGTATATGCTGCTGTACCGCACTACGGCGCCGAAGAGAATGCAGACGGTGGAGATCAAAGGCGCTGACCTGAAGCGCCTGACGGAGCGAGACCGGCTGTGGCTGGCGGACTGCATCGCGGCGGCGCTGGCGGACGGGGTGAAAAAGAACAGGGCTGACACGCAGAAGCGGCTGAACGAGCTGCTGGATGCGTGGGAGAGGGAGCTGGAAAAAGAGCGCTCCCGCATAGACGAGGAGGCGGCGCATGGAGCAGGAGAAGCGGAGGAACCTGACAAGTGAATTGCAGAGCGTAGCCTGCGGCACCTACCCGGAGATATTCAAGCGGTTCAACGCGCTGGCGGAGCAGTACGGAAATATGCCGGCAGGGGCGCTGGCCAGCGCCTTCAGTCGGGTGAGCATGAGCCAGTCGGCACGGGTGAACCCCTATATACAGAACCGAAGGGTGCAGGCCATCTCCTCGCTGCCGGAGGACTATACCAAGAATACGGTGGCAGAGATGCTGACCGCCCCGCTGGGCAACGAGCAGGGGCTGCGGCAGGTGGAGCACGGGTTGGAATTTACGGCCTATCCGCTTTTCCACACCCGGAAGATGTACCAGGATCTACTGACGTATCACAGCTACATCGCCCCGGAGTTCACCGATAAGGACACGGCGAAGAACGACGAGTTCTGGCGGGAGTGGAAGCTGCTGGAGAAGCTGCGGCGCAAGCTGGACGTAAAGACCACGGCCCACAAGCTGGCGGGGCAGGCGGTGCAGGAGGGCAAGGTATTCTACTACCCCCGCGTGAGTGTGGACAAGCCCCACAACAAGGTGAACTACGCCTTTATGCAGCAGCTGCCCAGCGATTGGATAAAGGTCGTGGGGTTCAACAGCGTGTCGAAGTACACCGTGGCTTTTAACATGATGTACTTTCTGAAGCCGGGATGTGAGCCGGCGCAGTTCGGGGACCTGTTTAAGCCTTACTGGGGCATATTTACCCAGGTGGCGGCGAAACCGCCCAAGGGCGCGGGCACCCGGTATGTATACGCGGCGAAAAACACCATCAATATGAACCGCTTTACCGAGCTGAAAACGGCAGCGGAACAGGGCGGCGGCGTGCTGCCGGGAGATCCGGACGTGTACTACCAGAACGGAAAATGGTGCTACTGGGTGACGCTGCCGGTGGATGCCGTATATCCTTTCGAGATAGACGACGCGCAGACGGCGGTGGTATCGCCTCTGACGGGACTTTTCCTGTCGTTTATCCAGATCGCGCAGTATGAGCAGATACAGCTGGAGCTGGTACAGAACCCGCTGATCTCTCTGCTGACGGGCGAGATCGAATACGACGACAACAGCACGAGGCAGCAGTCGGACAGCTACAAGCTGAGCAACGCAGGGTGGGAGCTTTTCCGTACGCGGTTTTACGACGAACTGGCGGAGAACAACACCAGCGGCATAGGCTGGTACGCCGCGCCGCTGAAGAACATGGAGCTGCACCAGCTGGCCGAGGCGCCCAGTGCTACGAAGATAAGCTCCGCAGGGTACGGCTACACCATGGCGAAGGCGGGGCTGAGCGCACTGATCCCCACCAGCGACGAGCCGCGGGCGGGCGTGGCGAACATCAGCTTGCAGATAGAGAGCAAGTTCGCCGAGCAGATATACCGGTGCTATGAGCGGATGATGCAGGGCATCATGGACGGGCTGAACCTGAAGTATTCATGGAGATTCGCCATGTTTGGCAACATCGCGGAGGACGAAAAGACCTTTGAAAACGCCAGACAGGGCATGACGCTGGGCATACTGCCCCAGACCATGCTTTACATGGCGATGCTGGACATGAGCGTGATGGACGACATGGCCATCAGCCGTGCGTTGAAAGAAAGCGGCATTATGGACCTGCGTCTGCCCCTTGTGACCAGCTACAACGCCAAGCAGAGCGAAAGCGGACTGCCGCCGCAGGCGGCCCACGACATGAATCCCGGCGGCAGACCAGCCGCCGACAAGAAACCCGGCACGGAGGGGCAGGAAGCCTCGCAGGACGCCGGGGATTAAGACGAGAGAGGGGATGAGGACATGAGAGCCAGAGAATACGCCAGCTGGGATAACCCCCGGTTCGCGCCTATGCGGGAACCGATGCGCCGGGTGATGGAAGCCTACGGAAACGCGGAAAAATGGTTCGCGGACATCAAGGACCGGGTGCTGTGCGACATGGGTATGCCGTTTCTGTCGGATGCGATACACAAACTGGAACACAAGCAGCCGGAGCGGATAGACGAGTTCGCGGAGATACCCCACGACTACCATTTGCGGTTGATGTACCCCGGTACGCCGGAGCTGGACGAGGACTTCAATGACGACCTCGACCGGGTGTTTGAGGTGTGCGTGGCCATTGTGGACGGTGTAAACGAGGCACTGGGCGGATTTATCCGGGCCGCGGCGGACGGGGAGTTCAACGCGCTTTCCCTGAAGGCGGAGGAGCTGCAGATCGCCAACACCGACGACAGGCGCAAACTGCTGGATGCCTGGACCATGCTTGATAACGGCGGCATGAGTCGCGCCACCTTTGACAGCTGGTGCAGAGAACTGTTTGAAGGCGGTGAGGACGAATGAGCACGCTGAAAACCAAGGCGCTGCCCAAGAAGGTGAGCGCCAGCGGCACCCTGCGGGTGATGCAGAAGCTGAACGAGTACGAGTTCGGCGTGGAGCTGTGGGTCCTGCGCGAGGGTGAAAACCGCAACAAGTGGGACTATCGAAACCTCGCGGAATACTACAAGACCTTCATCGGGCAGCCCATCCTGATCGCTTATGTGGGGCAGCAGGTGGGGGACGGACACAACATGAGCAAGCGCCGGGATCCCAAGACCGGGGAGGAGTACCAATCCTTCATGGAGGGGACGGCCGAGCGCATCGTGGGAACGCTGTCCGATGACGAAAAGGACTTTACCCTTGTGGAGAGGGGCGGTCATACATGGCTCAGAGCGAAGGGACGGCTATTTGCTTTTTACGCCCCGGAGCTGACGCGGAAGATCGTGGAACAGGGCACGATGGACGTTTCCGCCGAGACAATGGTATCGGAGAGCCACAAAGAGGGCGATGTGGACGTGTTTACCAAATGGTCGGGCATAGGCGTGACCATTCTGGGAGACAGAGTAAACCCGGCGATACCGGGTGCGAGCATCGCAAAGCTGGCGGCCATGCAGGAGGAATTTAAGGAATTGAAACTGCGGGCCGCGTCGCTGCACACAGCCGCAGAGGGCAGCGGGAAAATCAACAAGAAAGGACTGAAAAGAAGCATGAACAAGCAAATGATGGAAAGCGTACAGGCCAAGTTCCCCAACCACAAGCTGATCGCCCTGAGCGAGGACAGCATGAGCGTGGGTCTGCTGGACGCTTCCGGCAACCTTTTCAGCTACACCTTCAACGCAGAGGATAACGGCGAGGTCATGGAAAGCCGTATCGCGCCCTGCGCGGCACACATCGTTTTGTCTGCCGGTGAAGTGGAGCTGAACGCCGATGTGGCGGATGTGGTGGCCTATACCGTAGCTGCCGCCAAGACGGAAAGCGGCGAGATCAAGCAGCTCTCCGAGGAGCTGAACGCCGCCAAGGAGCAGCTCCGCGCCATGCAGGAGGCGGAGAGTAAGCGCCGGCTGAGTGCCTGCAAGGCGTCCGCCAAGGCTACGCTGGAGGCATTCAATGCCAACCGCGAGGAAAAGGTGGCGGAGGACGCCATCAAGGCCGTGAACGAGAACATCGAGGCCGGCCTGTACGCCAACAGCTGCGACAAGGACGGCGCGTGGCTGGGCGAGAAGCTGGTGCGCGAGGCGGTGCTGGCCGTGTGCGGCGAGGCCGTGATGGAGAGCGACAAGCGCAGCGCACAGAAGCGCAAGACCACCTATGCCTGGGAGCACATCGCCGGCAACAGCGGCGAGGGAAGCGAGGGTGTGGACGCTCTACTGAACAAGTGGGGCATCGACGCCGGCAAGTAAAACGAAAAGGAGAGTGAACAAACATGGCATACATCGAGAAAACCGCGTTTGAGCCGCGGATTACCAACAACGAGTTCAACGAACTGTGCAACATCACGGGACGCTATCAGGTGTCCGATGCGGATGCGGACTGCTCCGCGGGCCTGCTGGTGGTACGCGGCGAGCAGCTGCCCTGTGCGGGCTTCAAGGGCGTTAAGAACGAGAACGCCTTTTACATGACCGCTGCGGGTGCTGCCGCCAACGCTGACACCGGCGTGTACGCCTGCAACACCTACGAGTGGCCCATGCTGGGCGGACGCAACGGCAACAACTACGCCGTGGGCACCGCCACGCTGGGGCTGGGCGTTCCTGCGGGCCGGGACGGCACCTTCACCGAGATCGTGTTTGACGGCAAGCACGCCTACCGCTTCGGCGAGGGCAACCTGAGCACCGCCATCGGCGAGAACACCATCTTCACCATCGCCAACGGTCTGCTGGTGCCCGCCGCTGCCGCCCCCACTGCTACCGGCGCCATCTACTTCAAGCTGAAGGGCACCGGCAACTTCACCGAGGGCGCCGGGCAGAGCTTCGTGTACTACGACGTGTGGGCCTGCAAGGTCAGCACCGTGACCGCGTGACAAGAGAGGAGAGTGAGTAAGAAATGGCAAAGCTGAACCTGAACAGCGTTTCCAACGAGGTTTTCGCCATCAACGGAAACGACCAGCGCGAGGACATCGTGGCCAAGGGCCGCGTGCTGTTTTATGAACACGCCCTGAAGGGCAAGATGGCCATTTTGAGTGCCAAAGGACAGAACACCCCCGTGCAGCGCACCATGAACGACCGGGGCTACAAGCAGCTGAACGAGCAGTTCCAGCGGGAGAGCCTGCTGTACGCCGCCAAGCTGGCCTGCGCCAGCACCGGCAAGAAGGCCCCCGAGAGTTGGGAGGAGTTCAAGCGCAACGGCGGTGAGTATTACGGCAACGCACGGTTCTACGCCGTGCTGCAGGGCATTTGGCAGGAGGTCATCATCCCCATTCTGCCCGCCGTGTACTCCGAGGCGCTGAGCGATTTCGCCGAGACCGTGGAGATCGAGCTGGGCCAGACCTACGCCGTGAGCATCGGCAGCAACGACATCCCCGTTTTCCAGGACTCCAGCTGGGGCGCCAGCCGCAGCGTGCCGCGTAACCGCTTCTATTCCCGCGATTACACGCTGAACCCCACCCCCAAGAGCTGCTGGATCACCGCCAAGTGGATGCAGCTGGTGGGCACGAACATGGACTTCGGCGTTTTCTTCGCAAACATGGTGGCGGGTATGTACGCTAAGACCATGGGTATGTGGAACGAGGCCATGACCACCGCCACGGAGGACACCAGCCTGATCCCCACCAACCTGAACTTCACCTTCAACAACCAGAACTGGGTGAAGGGCGCCAACAAGATCGCCGCGCTGAACAACACCACCATCTCCGACGTGTTTGCCACCGGCGGCACTGTGGCCCTGAGCAAGGTGCTGCCCAACACCGTGACCGGCTCCACCAACGTGAACATGGATGCCGCTATCGCCACGCTGCTGGGCGCCGACTACACCAAGGCCGGCTACCTGGGCCAGTTCATGGCGGTGCGCCTGATGCCCATGCGGGACGTTATCATCCCCGGCACCCAGAACACCACCGTGGAGACCATGCTCAGCGAGAACGACATCTGGATGCTGGCGGGCAACGGCAGAAAGCCGCTGACCATCGGCTACACCAGCGGCACGCCCATCTCTATCGAGATGGATCCCACCCGCACCGGGGATTTCGAGATCGGCCTGAACCTGACCATCGCTCTGGACTCTGTGGCCACGTTTGCGTCCAAAATTGGACACTTCCAGATTTAACAATGATGAGGGGCGGAAGCCCCGCCCCTCATCGCTCTGCGAATTTCCAGACAAACCCGTGGCAAGTTTTGTAACGACCGTTCAATGCGCCTGAAAGATATGATCTGTTAATGCCGGTTTTTAAGGATGCTTCGGCGATACTGCTGTATCGGGAAATGAAATCGCCGGTAGAGGCGTCGAACTGGAGAACGGGAGCGCGAAGATTTACGCCTCTTGTCCGCTTACCGGTCCGGGACGAATATTCGCCAGCGTATTCCCAAGCAAAAGAACCGGCAGTGCCGGATTTAGTGGAAAGACACCGGGCAATATCAGGTTCCGGGATGCCTGAGTCGAGAGAAGCGTCCTCCACGGAAGAATAAACGCGAATCGGCTCACGGGTGTGTGGGTCCATCATACAGACATTGTTGTTGGATAGGAAGATTTTGTTGTTGCTTTTGCGAGGACTGTACGGGGGAATGTCCGAGCAGTCTCCGAAAAATTGCCGCCACATATATCCCCCGATCATTGTCCGCTTGTTGCCGGAAATCACGGCGCTAATCCCCGCAGGGCGTAAGTCTGTTGCAGAAGCCGCTTCCTTTATGGAACCGTAAGACGAGAGAAATTTTCCGGATAGGTCGTATTGAGCAACGGGCAAAAAGCGGCGGCGCATATCACGCGGTTTTCGCAACAGTTCTATCGGTAGTTTTTCTAAACCGTGGACATCTGACTCAAAGAAGAACAAGCGACCTTTTAGAGAGCCTTCCTTGCAGCTGCAAATATCGGAAACAGAGCCAGCGGTTGTGTTATATGCCCTTGCGGCGGCGGTAACTGTGTCGTACACGCCTAATTTGACACCATCACACGAAAACACGACAACTTTCTTAGCTATGGGGCTATTTGCTCCGGAAAAGCGCGCAATTATCCTTTGTCGGCCTTCCACGGAAAGGGTGCCGGAATGATGGCCACCTTCTTGAATGTTGTAGCCGAAATCGGGGTTGGTTGTGTCAAAAAAATTGATGTAAATCTTTTCGTATTCGTCCGCCTCGGTTTTAGTCAATCCAGTTTTAAGAATGATGTGCGAAAAGTTCTTCCAACCGTACTTCTGGATTGCGGCGTAAAAATGTGGGCAGCCCTCATAGCCGTGGCCTCCCGTCCAACGACGAGTTAAGTCCTGGCAGCGGGTCTGGCCGATATAGAGTTTACCGTTTATGCGGTTCTCATGACAGTAAATGGTGTAGCCTTTTCCGGTGTACGACTTCACTTTTTCTTCATCTCCCTTTGGAGGATGTAGATGATGAGGTTGGATAGAGTACGGCCTTCCTCGGCGGCGCGAAGCTCCAATTTCTCCCGTAGGTCAGAGGGGATGCGGAACGTGTAAGATTCGGTTTTCTCAGGCATAAAAAATCACTTCCTTTCACTTGAGATTATACCACAAATAGAAAGACAATGCAAGACAATCATGCGGATTTAGTTTAACCGGGAAAACGGCGGTCTCCAAAACCGCAGTTCGGGGTTCGAGTCCTCGCGTCCGTGCCATATAGGACTCCTCGCACCTCCTGAAAAGTGTGTCCGAGAGGAGACGTTGTCAAAGCAAATAAAAGGCAGTGCCGGGAAACCGGAGGGTGTGCAATGCGCCGACGTGTAAACGGGGCAGCGGTGGGAGCCTTGACGCATTGCGGCAAATAGAAACAGACCATGAAAGGAATCTGAAAGGAGCAGAAAGCATGGGTAAGCAGAAGAAAAGCGGGAACAGACTGGCCGCGCAGATCGCGGCGGAGGAGAGCGAGGACGAAATGCTCACGGTGCCGGCGGAGGATGTGACGGCGGTGGGCAATGACGGCAGTGAAACGCCGCTGACGGAGCTGGAGCCGGCGCTGAAGGGCGAAGCCGTGCAGGTGGAAAAGGATGCCGTTGTGCCAGCGCCGGAGACACCGGTGATGTACACCGCCGAGCAGGTGGCGCAGATGGTGAAGGAAGCCAGCGAGAAAGCCGCTGCCGCCGCAGTGGCAGAAGCGCTGAAGAACATTCCCCAGCAGGCCGCGCCGCAGATCGTGCAGGTGAGCACCAGCGCGGAGCAGGTACATTTCCTGTGGATGGCGCCGGTGGCGGACGACAACGTGGTGCAGTTCGGTGACGGCGGAATGTACGGCAACATCGTGGGCAAGACGGGCAGCTTTTACGTGCCGAAGCCGGACCTGAGCCGCATATTGACGGAGATGAACCGCCGGTTCATGGCGCAGCGGTGGTTGCTGGTGGTAAGCGGACTGACGGACGAGGAGCGCGAGGCGCTGGGCGTGGACTACAAGCCGGGTGAGGTACTGGACAAGAGAGCCTTTGCCAAGCTGGTGGAGCTGGGCGACGAGCTGCTGAACATCTACCCGGCGCTGTGCGAGGGACACAAGGTGATGGCGGCGCAGATGTACGCCGACGCCTACCGCCAGAGCAGCCGGTATGTGACGCGAGACCGCACGGTGAAGCTGAACGCGCTGAGCAAGCGCAAGGGCCACGAGAAGGGCGACTTCATCGCCATTATCGAGGACATGAACGAGAAGGACGCCAAGTAAGAAGAAAAGCCCTTGAGCATATAAGCGAAAGGAGGGAACGGCCATGATGCAGGGCGACGCCTATTCGCTGCCCATTGTGCTGCGGCAGGGGGGACTGCTCATTACGCCGGAGATGGTGCAGCAGGTGGAGATCACCATAGGGAACCTGACCCAAACCTACCCCGGCGCGGTGAACTACGACGAGGAGAACGGACAATGGCTGTTTCCTCTGACGCAGGAGCAGACCTTCGCCTTTAAGGCCGGGAGGACGCTCCCTGTACAGACGCGGATCAAGTTCAACGACGGGAGCGTGGTGGGGGCGAAGGGAAATACCCTGTTTGTCTGCGAGAGCAGATCCAAAGGGGTGATGTAAATGGCACCGCAGCAATTCTCCGTGGGGCAGAACGCAGAAGAGATAGAAGTACGCGATATACAGCCGGTAGTAGAGATAGAGCTGCGCGATATACAGCCGGTAGTAGAGATAGAACTGCGCGATATACAGCCGGTAGTAGAGATAGAGCTGCGCGATGTCGTGGTACAGGCCGGAGGAGAGGCCATCCCCGTCTACGAGGGCGCATACGAGATAACCCCGCGCGTGAACGGACCGGTCGTGCTGCCCACAAAGGACAAACGCATGAACGATGACGTGACGGTGAAGAAGATACCCCAGTACGAGGTGAGCAACGAGGCGGGGGGAAAAACTTTTATAGTAGGAGATGAGTACTATGGCTAATCAGTATGTGAACAAGGTAATCGTTGGCGCGGAGGTAAAACTGGACTTGACGGGGGACGACGTAACCCCGGATAAGCTGGCGAAAGGCATTAAGGCGCACGATAAGTCTGGCGCACCCATTGTAGGAACCAACACCTATAACGCAGACACTACGGACGCGACTGCCACGGCAGCGGAAATTTTGCAGGGGAAAACAGCCTACGCAAAGGGTGCAAAGGTCACAGGTACTATGCCCAACAAGGGCGCGGTGACGCTGAATGTGACCAAAAAAAGCGTACCGGTGACAATTCCCATGGGTTTTCACGACGGAAGCGGCAAGGCGCAGGTAGACCCCGCAGAGGCTGCCAAGATCATCCCCGAAAACATCCGAGACGGCATCAACATTTTGGGCGTAGCTGGTACTATGACTGGCACGGAGGGCGCAAAGCCGCAGGCTAAGACTGTTACTCCCACGTTTGAGGCGCAGGAGATCACACCGGACAGCCCGGAGTACAACTTCCTGTCCAGTGTAACAGTGAACGCTATCCCCGTTTCCTACACGGACAATGAGCAAGGTGGACAAACCTTGAAGGTAGGATCTTAAAATGTAGAACCAAAAGAGGTACGAAAACAATTAGCAAAATCACTTTGTTTATAATACAAAGGAGGTATCACCGCAAATGGTAAAAAAAGTAAACCAGGTGGTGATAAATGGAGAAACTGTGATCGATCTGACGAGGGATACTGTGACCGCCGATGCGCTGCTGGAAGGAGTCTCCGCGCATAATGCGGCAGGTGAGCAGATCACCGGACAGCTGAAGCTTGGTGCTTATAACATTACTGCCACAGACAACGAAGACGGCAGCCAGAATCTTATCATCACGGACGCAGCTGGCAGCGGTGGTTCAAGCGGCAGTAAGACAGTGAACTTTTCAGAAGTAGGCGAAATGGTTCTTGTTACGATCACCTATGTTTCAAATGGAACCATGAAGTGCATCAATATCGGAATGTCACAAGCCACCCAATCTGCGGAGATAACGGTGGATGTCAACACGACTATTTATATAACTACTACCCGACCGCTGACAGCATTCTATCCTACGGTCAGCGGGGCGACATTGCTGCCTGGAGCCATCGTGGAAAGAGGCGAAAAAGATGTGTTTGTATCTGCCATGTACAAGATAGATTAAAGGAGGGACATAGGTTATGCCACTTGATACATCAAAACCTATTGCCAGTGTGACGTACAACGGGATCGCCATCCCGTTGCAGGCTGGCGGTGTCTCCGTATCCAAAGCCGCGCCTGCCAGCTGGGACGGCACCTATGACGACGTGATGGGCGTCACAGCCACCGGCAAGGGGAAGCAGGACGGCACGCCCACCCCCTCCGCGCCGGTGCCGCTGGTGGCGTCCGAGGGCGCTCTGACGGCCAGCGGACGGACGGGCACCACACCCACCACCGTGACGCTGCCAACCCTGCGAGCCATACCCGGCAGCGACATCCGCGACATGCTGACGTACATCAGCGGCGGGCAGTGGCAGATCACCCGGAGGGTGGGGGTGGTGCAGTTCGCTGGCACGGAAAACTGGACAATAGGCGGTTTGCGGGCGGACAAAGCAGACTGGTATTATCAATCGCCCAACCTGCCAGATGCCGTGGATAGTGCTACATCGTCCACCGCCTGCACACATTATCCGCAAGCGCTTATCGCCAACAACCAGACCCGGCAGGGCTGCGGGATCGTTTGGCGTGCCGTCCGTGTCCGCTGGGGCGACCCGCCGGACGGCACGGACGCGTGGAAGGCGTTTCTGGCGGCGCAGGCTGCCGCCGGGACGCCTATGACCGTCTGGTATACGCTGGCGACCCCCACCACGGAGACGGTGACGCTGGGGACACTGTACAGTTACCCGGTGCAGACGACGCTGGACATCAGCGGCGATTTCCCGCCTGATGTGATCGGAACGTGCAAGGTAAGAATTTGAGAGAACAGGAGGGGAGAACATGGGGACGAAGTGGAGCGAGATCATATCGAACCACGCGATGGTGGCCATCGACGACGTGCGCTTGCAGGAGGAGGCGGCCAATGACCCGGCGGCGTTCCTGCGGCGGATGAGTTTATATATGGTGAACGCCATCCCCCTATTCTCCCTGCCGGTGCAGATGAGAGCGTATCTGGGTGAGGGACTGGTACAGCCCAGCTACGGCGATTACTACTGGACCAGCAGCGAGGACAGCCTGGTGGGAGAAACGAAAGTGGACACCGGAATGGTGGGCTACGAGCTATTCTCCTGCGCCATTGTGGAGCAGGATGTGACGGGCGGCATGACGGCGGTGCCGTACACCGGGGCGAGCTACAACGCCGAAACAGGCATGGTGACATTCCCTATGCAGGACATGGCAGGCGTCAACTATACGCTGGACTTTTACACAGACGGTGAATTTGGTCACGAGCTGACAATGGAGCAGAAGCGGATACTTGGTCTGTGCGTGGCGAGCGTATGGGATGAGCGGTTCTTCCGGAACTGGCTGAACGACCAGATGAAGATAAAGGATGCGAGTTTTGACACGGTGAACGAGGGCACCTATATGAAGGAGGGCGCCGCGAAGCAGGAGAAGAACCGGGCAAGGCTGATGGACGAGATGCACAAGTATGAGCAGGACTGCACCCACCTGAACGTGGTGCGGCGCGGACGCGGCGGGTACGGACGATACCAGTTTCTGTAAAACGGGGAGGTGACGGGCGATGGCGGACGTAAAGAACAATCTTGGCAATATCGCCGCAATGGCGGAGAGACCGCAGGCACCCACCAACCGCCCCGCACAGTACAACGACAGGCGCAACCCCTACTTTGGAGATCCAACGGCGCGGTTCGTGCAGGCATACGGCAAGTACGCCAGCAATTATACCGCCTGCCGGGTGCAGGGGCTGGACAGCGATCCGGCCAATTTCTACAAGTGGAGCGACCAGCTGATACGACTGGCGGACGCACGGAAGAAGGGCAATGCCATAGACCGGCCCATAGACAACTATAAGGAGTTCCTGATGGTAGACCGGCGCATCGAGTATGTGCCGGAGGGCGCGAAAATGGAGACCATGGGCTCCACATGGCTGGTGACGAATCCCGCCAACATTTCCTCCGCCGTGGGCGGCGGCATCATGCGGCGCTGCAACGCCACATGGAACCATGCGGACTGGTACGGAAACCTGCGGAAAGAGCCGATGGTGGTGGAAAATGTGAAGCTCAGCGCCAACGCCAACGACTTTCAGGAGACAGTCCTGATGATGCAGGGGTACTTCAACATTATCATGCAGCGGAACTGCGAGACAGAGGAGCTGGACGTGAACAGCCGCCTGATACTGGGGCGGATGGCCTACCAGATCACAGGATACAGCGACGTGTCTCAGGAGTTCACCGGAGACGAGGAGAGCCGTCGGCTGCTGCGGTTCACGGCGCGGATGACGGAGCCGGACAGGGAAAAGGACGATCTTGTGCGCCGGGTGGCAAACGCCTATCCCTTCACCTGGGAAGTGAACGTGAGCGGCAGGGCGGCCATGAGCGTAGGAGAGAAAGCAAAGTTCACGGCGGTCTCCCTGCGGAACGGCGCGGTGGCGGACGGCAACGCGGCACATCCGGTGCGCTATCTGTGGTACAGCAGCGACAAAGACGTGTGCCGCGTAGACCCGGCGGGCAACGTAACGGCGGTGGGAGAAGGCAGCTGTACCATCACGGCAGTGCTGGTGCAGAACGAGAGCTTTACTGGCGCCTATGAGGTGACGGTAGCGCAGAGCGTAAGCGGTGTCCACTGGCAGACCGACCCGGCGGAACGGCTGGGCACCTATGAAAAAACCACACTGACGGCGGTGTACACCGAGAACGGAGCCGAAACCGGGGACGCGGTGGAATGGCGTTTTGCCGGCGCGGCGGAGAACAGCTACACCGCGGAGGAGGCCGGAAATACCGCGACCGTTACCTGCTGGGGCGGCAGCGTGGAGCCGCTGACGGTGACGGCCACCTGTAAGGGGAAAAGCGTGAGCGCGGTCATTGCGCTGGAGGGCTGGTAAATGAGCAAACCCACCTGTGAAAACGCCTATCGGAAACGGGGCGAAATATCCCTGCGGTGCAGGAAGCAGAGCGGCGGCACGGATTTTTGCTGCTACCAGTATTACTGCCCGGACAGCTGCCGCAACGAAAATGCGGCGCCGTGGCGGAGCTGCGGACTGCGGGAAAAGAAAAGCAAGGAACTGCATATTCCATTTTGAATCTGAAAGGAGCGGAAACGATGGAAGACAGCATCAAAAAGCGTAAGTCCATAACCGTAAAGGAGGTGTTTTCCAAGGCGAACACCTATGTGCCGCTGATGGAAAAGGCGACCATCGTGTGCCACTGCGCGGAGCGGTGCATTGACCGGGTGGTGGTGGACACCGGTGAGAAGTTCCGGGGCGATGTGCCGCCCATGTACCGGGAGAATGGGCAGAGAAAACGGCGGTATCTGCTGGGGATCCTGGTGCGGGCTTATCTGCGGCTGGATTTTGTGCCCTGCGAGGAGGACGAGTGGCTGCTCAGCGCCGATGACTACGACCTGGTGGGCGGCGTACAGCTCATCAACCAGATCGACCGGATGAAAAAGCAGAGCGACGCCCTGCGGGACAAGGCGTATGACCTGCTGGCGGACTACCGGGACATGGAGCGGATGCTGAACACAGAGATCAATGCCAACCTGACGATCATGAATGACGTGGTGGCACGGATGGCCATGAGCGCGTCCAGCGCCATGTCTCCGGAGAGCATGGCGGAGATCGCGCAGATGGCGGAAGCACTGAAAGAAAATGCAGAAAATATCTGAATCGAAACGGAAAGATAAGTTGCAAAAATACACAAAACATAACGGAAATGGCGATGTTTCATGTGAAACAATTCGGAAATAGATAAGCAAGGGGGCGGAGAAGTGAACACGGGATTTGACAGCCCATTCTATCCGTTTGATAAAGTGCAGAGCGGATACGCGACCTACAGGGGCGAGGAAAAGCTGCCGAAGAAGATCGTGAATTTTCTGCTGGATATGCCGGACAAGAACGGATATGTACCGGTAGACGACAACAAGCGCCCTCGGGTGAGGCTTATGAAGTACCTGTGCTATGACGGGGCGAACCCGCTGGCGGAAAAGCTTCCCACCCCGGCGGAGAAGCTGGGCATCGTGTTTGACGGGGAGATGCCGGTTTTGGACACGGAGGAGCAAAAAAAGCTGCATCCAAAAGGGTACAGGCTCTACCCGCTGGAATACTGGGGGCAGGCGCAGACCATGGCGCAGACGGTGCTGAAGGTGTACATCGGGCGAGTGATCCCACAGAGCGCCTTTACCGCCGCCATCGGGGTCTATTTCGATATCCTGTGCAACTACGGACATGAGACCACCACTCGGACGGACGATTACGCACGGAGCGTCAACATCGAGCAGTGTCTTGTGGAGGCGCTGAACGGCGTAAATATCGGCGGCGCAGGGGTGATGAGCTTTGACCGGGGGGCGCACCCGGACAACGGATCGAGAGCTATTTACGATCAGGGAACCAACGTGGGGCGGCGGCTCCACATGAGCCTTGCGTGGGCGGAGAGCGACGAGGAAAGCGTCGTGACCACATTCTGAAAGAGCGGAGGACGGCGCATATGAATGAAGTGCAGATGGAGCACCGGTTGGCGGAGGTGGAGCAGCGGAGCAAAAGCAACACACACCGCATCGACGAATTGGCGAAAGAGCAGAAGACGCTGAATGAACTGGCTACCTCGGTAGCGATGATGACGCAGGAGCAGAAGGACATCCGGGAGGACATTTCCGAGGTCAAGAAGGATGTGAAGATGCTGACGAACCTGCCGGCCAAGCGATGGAACGACGTGATCGAGAAGATCGTGTGGCTGGTGCTGGGCGGCGCGGTGGCAGCGCTGCTGGCGCAGGCGGGGCTTCATGTGTGAAAGGTGTTTCGTGAGAAAGGAAAATTGATATGGCAATCTCACAGACCATAAAAACAGCCTGCCGTCGGTATGAGGAGATCGAGACGGACGGGCTGGTGTTGTATCCCATTCTGGTGGAAGAAATGGAAGTATTTGAAATGGCGCGGCCCGGCATGGAGATCGTGCAGCAGAGCCTCCCTGTGGCGTATGCGGCGATGCCCCTGCTGGCGGCGCTGTACCGGATGGAATACGACGCCATGCAGCGCGGCGAAGCGGGTATCGGACTGCTTCCGCGGGCGCTTCTGATGCTGGCGCTTTCCCTGCGGCTGGGGAGAGGGCTGGAACCGGGAAAGCGTACGGGGATGCTCCGATGCAAGGTAGACCCAGCGGACATGGGGTGCCTAAAAGCGGTGGAGTTCACCGTGGACGGCGAGGAAGTGCATCGGATCACACCGGTGCAGTTCCAGCGACTGCGGGAGATCATCGCCGCGCAGAACGGTATCCGGCTGGCACCCCCGGAGGCGAATCCGGAGCTGATAGAAGCCCAGAGAGAGCTGGCGCAGATGAACGGCGCGGCGCTTTCCGGCGATCTGTATGAGCGCATTTCCGCTGTGGCGGCGCTGGAGCACGTAGAGGAGGCGGACATCGACCGGTGGCCTGTTTTGAAACTGCAGGACAAAACAAAAACGTGGCAGCGCATTGTGGGTTATGCCGTGTGCGCTGCGGCGGAGGCGCAGGGAACGACGTGGAAAAACGGGAATCCCTATCCCAGCCTGTTTTACGAGAGAGAGAACGCCGGCAACACGGGACTGCGGCCCATGGAGCAGGCGACCCGGAATCTGGGACAGGCATAACAATACGAAAAGGAGCGTGACAAGTACATGAGCATCAAATTTACCGATCCCAATCTTTATACCCGCGGCATCTGCTCGGCGCAGTTCGCGGACATGAACACCGGAGACATCTATTTCTCCAGCAACAAGTTCCAGGAGGGCAACATTACCCCCAGCAGCAACAGCGATCCCCTGCGGGCCGGACTGGGCAACGGCATTGCCACCATCGTGGAAAGCGATGCCGACATTCAGGTGAATTTCACCCAGGCGAATTTCGATCTGAAAACCAAACTGGCCGGTATGGGCGCGGGCGTGACCTACAACGCCGTGGCCCCCGTGTGTCAGGTGGTGACGGCGGCGTCCGCTGCGCTGAAGGTGGACGTGACCGACGGCGCACCCGCCGCACAGTACGGTATGAGCAAGGCCGTGTGCTATGTGCAGGAGGTCAATGCGGCTTCGCTGGTGGCAAAGGACGGGATCGCCTATGACATCGGACAGGACGGCACCGTCAGCGGCTTTAATGCCGTGGCCGGCAAGCAGTACAAGGTGTGGTACTTCGTGGAGAAGCTCAGCGCCATGTGCGGAAAGATCACCACCGCTATGAACGGAAAAGTGGGCCTGTTTACCGCCCAGATGGCGGTGTACAGCAACGTCAACGCCAAGACCAACGAGGGGACGCGCTGGGGCTGGCTGTATGTCCATGTGCCCCTGAAGCTGCAGGCGGATACCGGTGTTGTCACCGGAAGCCAGAGCAACTATGACACCACCGCCATCGTGGGACGCGCCATTTCCGCCGACGAGCTGGTGGTCAGCGGGCAGTGCGAGGATTGCAGCGGCTCCGCGCTGGGCTGGTATGTGCTGGTGCCGGACGGCGACGCCGATGTGGTCACGGGTCTTGTGGCGGCCATTGGCGGCGTGATCTCCGTGCCCAAGAGCACCACCGAGCAGGTGCGGCCCCAGGCGGTGATGGCCAACGGCCAGCTGGTGGCGTTGGATCCGTCCAAGTGCGGCTATGTGCTGACCAGTGCGCCCAACGGCACAACGGTGGGGCAAAACACCGGCGTTATCACGGCGGGCGAGACCACTGGGGACTGCGATCTGACCGTGACCTACACCTATGGTGACAAGAGCTTTACCGCACAGTGCGCGGTGAGCGTGACGGAATCCTGAAAAAAGTCCCCCTCCTCCGCCGTGGCGGCGGGGGAGGGGGACAGACGCGAGGGCGCGGCACAGTGGCGGCGCTTTGGCGTGTGTAAGCAAAGGAGGCGGCGCGGCTGTGGCAACAAAGATCGTGGGAAAATTCAGCGGCTTTGAGCAGGACGTCGCCGTGCTGGAAAAACGGGTTAAAAATGCCTTTCGCGCATCCCGGCAGGCTCTGGCGGACGATATGCGGCTTTGCTTGCAAGACCATGTGGAATACGACGTGTACAGCAAGTTCCAGCCTATCGAGTATGTGCGGCGTGGCGAAAGCGGAGGCCTTGCGGACATGAAGGTTAGCGCCACGGTATATTCCGATGAGCGGGACGGCGGCATGAACCTGACGCTTTTATACCAGCCCAGCGGTGCAACGGACGGAGAGGGCCACGATATAGACCCTCATGTGGACGGCGATGACCTCATCAACCGCATTGAAAAGAAAGACCCGGAGTACAACTGGCGGAGAAAGCCACCCAAAAGACCGTTTTTCAGCAATTTTGTGCAGGAGATGACAGATGGCGGCAGAGCGGAGGAAACGCTGGTGCGGGCCATGAATGCGGCAGAACCGTCGCTGGGGCTGACGGAAAATGCAGGGATGATACGAGAAGAGGACGATTGGAGGTAGCGTATGGCGATTTTCAAAGTAACGGCTGTACCTGATTTTTCGCAGCTCAAGGGGGAGATAGCGAAGCTGCAAGGCAGCCCCGTGACTTTGGGCGTTGATACGCGGCAGGCTAATGTCAATATTAAAGCGACCACGCAAAACCTGAAAAAACTGACGGAAACCTTTTCCCCGGATGGGGAACTGGTGCATTCCGTCTCCAATTACAGCAAAAAAGTCGGCGAGGTTGTAACGGTAACAAAGTCCCTCGACCGCGAAAGCGGCGAGATGGCCATGACCAGCAAAAAGGTCACGCAAAACTTCGAGGCACAGGCGAGGGCGGCGCAAAAAGCGGCAAAAGAAGTACAGAGCGCAGCAGACGCCTACCGCGCATACACGGCACAGCAGAATAAGGGGTATACGCCCACCGCCATGCAGCGGCGCATTGAGAGCATTACCGGCATCAGCGACGGCAGCACTAAGAACGCTGCGGATAGCGCAAAGGTTTTTGAAAGAGCGTGGCTGAACGCCAGCGGCAAGGTGCAGGACGGAGCGCAAAAGGCGGCAAGGGATGTCAAAAACGTCGGGAAAGCCGCCAAGGAAACCTCCGGCTTTGCCGGTTTGATGGGAGACAGCTTCGGGCGCGTTGCGGCAAAGATGGCGCTGTGGCAGCTGCTGGGCAACGCCATCGCCGGTGTAAAGCGCGAATTTACAGAAGCCCTTAAAACCATGAAGTCCGTGGACGACGAGATGGTGACGATCCGCAAGGTCACGGGCGCGTCTGCGGATGAGCTGGAGAAGATCGAGAAGCAGGCGTACAAGACCGCCAGCGCCTACGGTGTGGCGGCGGATGAGTACCTGCAATTTGTGGCGGGCTTCAGCCGTGCCGGTTACGGCGAACAGGCATCCGCACTGGCGGAGCTGGCGGCCAAGACGCAGATCGTGGGCGACACCAACGCCGAAACGGCGCAGCAGTTCCTTTTGTCCGTGGACGCCGCGTACAAGTATCAGGGCAACATTGAAAAGCTTACCGCCGTGCTGGACGGAGCCAACGAGATCGACAACAGATACGCGACCTCCATCCAGAAGGTCGCCGAGGGCTTGGGTAAGGTGGCGCCTATCGCGGCGCAGGCCCATGTGGGCGTGGATGAGCTGACGGCGGCTATCGGCACCATCACCGCTGTGACGCAGAGAAGCGGCACAGAGGCCGCCACCGCGCTGCGGGCGCTTTTCCTGAATATCATCGGCGATACCAAGACGGAGATCGACGAGGGCGTGACGTGGACCACCGGGGAGATCGCCGGACTGCGGGATGTCATCAAGGTTTACGCCAAGGACGCTTATGACGCGGCACAGGCGACGGGCAGTGTGATAAACCCCATGAAGGCCATTGCCGGTTTGTCCAAGAGCATGAAGGACGGACTGCTGACGGAGCAGCAACTGATGGAGATGGTCAGCGACATCGGCGGCAAGCTGCGTACCTCCCAGCTTTTGGCGCTGATCCAGAACTGGGATATGTACCAGTCCATGCTGGGCGATTTCGCTGACGCGGCGGGCAGCGCCGACAAGGAAGTGGAGAACGCGCTGGACAGCTGGACCCGTAAGACGGAAATCCTCAACAACAAGTGGACGCAATTCATCAGCCATCTCGTGGAGACGGATACCATCAAGGGTGCGCTGGACGGCGTGATCGGGCTGGTGGAGCTGCTGGACAGCACAGGCGGCCACTTGGTGATAACAGTCGGTTTGCTGACTGGTGCGGTACTGCTGCTGGGTCACGCCAAAAAAGAACTGATGGCATCGGAGGCTGTCAAAAACATAAAGGCGGCAAGCGCGGCGATAAAAGAACTGACGGCAAAGGTTATTGCGTATGCCGCGGCAAAAAAAGCGGCGGCAGCGGGCGACGGGGAGATGGCGCTACACGCCGCCGAACTGAAAGAAGACCTTGCTGGAACGCTGGGAAAGCTCAAGGCTTTCGGCATTGGAGCGGCGATTTTTGCGGCGCTGGCGGCGGCAATTTATGTCGGGACGCAGAAGCAGCGGGAGTACAACAACGCCCTGAAGGAAACGGAGGAGATACAGTCCAAGCTGGGCGAAACGCAAAGCGAATATGACGAGCTGATCAACAAGACTGGAGAACTGACAGACGCAGAGAAAAAGCGGCTGGAAGTCCTGAAGGAACTGCGCCAAGAGCAGGAAAAACAACTGGAGGCTTCGCAGAAATCTGCGTGGGAGGCGTGGGACGCTGCTCACGGCAGCGGCGCAAGCGCGGTAGTCGGCGGCGCCGAGGGCGTTGGCGGCGGTCTGGGCGTTGGTGCGGTAAAAACGGAGCGCATGGACATCGTGGCGCTGCGGAACTACCGGGAAAAATTGGCGGAAATCGCGGCGCAGTATCAGAGCGGCGAAATGTCCGCAGGTGCGTATTATGACGCGCTGGAGAATCTGAACGCGGCTCGCGAAGAAAGCGTAGAAACCATCCGCGCGGCGATACTGGCGGGTTATGAAGTTACCGATGAGCAGCGAGAGCTGGTGGCAGCCTATGATAACGTTTCCATAATTCTGGGTAAGGTAACGGGCATCACCTATGAATGGATCGCATCGCTGATCGACGAGGCAAAGGCGGCTGGAACAGCGGAAAATGCCTTGTATGACACCATCTCTGCCACGAAGATCCTCAGCAATACCCAACTGAATCTGACTCAGCAGATGCAGGCGTTGGCGATGCTGCGGTTCCAGCTGGAACAAACAGCACTACAGGCAGCGTATACCGCCGAAAAAATTAGCCTTGTCGGGCTGCTCACCGGCACGGCTAAAAATATCGTTTCTTCCACGGTTTCTTCGGTGCTGGATGGTGTGAAAAGTACGGGAACCAGCAGTGCCGATTCGGCAGCTGCAGGAAGTGGAATCGGTAGCAGCTCCGGAGGTTCCGGCAGCGGTTCCGATGCGGCGGAACGCAAGAGGGCACAGGCGGAGATCGATGCGCTGAAAAAAGCGCGGGACGCAAAGATTGAACCCCTCGACGACCAGATCGACGCGCTGAAAAAGCAGAACGAGGAGATCGAGCGGGGCGAGAAGCTGGAAGAACTGAAGCTGGATATCCTGAAAAAGCAGGATGCCCTGCTGAACGCTCGGAACGAGCGGACAGTGCGTATGTACAACGCCGCCACCGGACAATGGGAGTGGGTGGCAGATGCCCGGAAGGTCAAGGACGCAGAGGAAGCGCTGGAGGATGCCAAGAAAGACCTGCGGGACTATGAGCGGCAGACGGAGCTGGATCTCGCCATAGAGGAACTGGAGGCCCGCAAGGAGGCCATCAAGGCGGCGTACCAGATCAAGATCGACGCATGGCAGAACTATCTGGACGGGCTGTCCGGCGCGGTGGATGCCGAGGGCGCGTACATTGCCCAGAGCGTACAGCAGAACAAGGACGCGGCGCAGGAAATCGCCGACGCATGGGAGTCCACGGCAGAGAGGATCAAGGCGGCTATCGCATCCATGCCGGAAGGAAATCTGGATAGCTGGAAAGAAACAAAGGCTGGAAGCATTATCTCCGACGTGATGGATGATAGTGGGCGAAGCACCGGCGGAAAACCTCTCGATGTTGACAACAGAAGACCCACCGGCATGGCGTCCGGATCGCTGGGGAAAACAGGAGAGGGCTATACCATAGGGGGAATTTCCGGAAAACGCGGAAATACATCCGGCGGTACGCTGGGCGGCCGCAACATCAGCAGAGCCGCGCAATACGACAGCGGCGGCGTACTCAAGGGGCTGGGCGGTATCAAGGCCACGGCGGATGACGAAATGGTGCTGCCTCCGGACATCACGGCGAGGATGCTCAGACCGTCGGCCAACGCGGCGTTTCAGGCGCGGATGCGGGAGCTGCGCGGGCTTTACGATCCGACCCCGGCGGTGGGGCGCAGTCTGGCGGGAAAGACGGACAACCGGAGCTACACCGATCACAGCGGCCCGGAATACCACTACGGCAATATCACCTTGACGCAGGCGCAGGCGGAGGCCACCACTGTGGCGGAGTTCATGCGCATGGCGCACCATCTGCAGCCGTATAAGGGGTGAGGAGAGAACATGGAAAACATAAAGGATCTTGCGGTTTTCGCCCAGAGATTGTGGGACAACTTCTTTTCCCGGCGGGTACGGGAAACACAGAAAAACGGTTTGCGATGCTACCGGGCCGCCGTGACGACGGCGGCGTCCGGCGGCGTGATGGGCGTGAAGCGGCCCTTTGACGAAACGGAGTCGTTTCTCCCGTATGCTGCATCCATGGAGACGGCGCCGGTGGGCGCACAGGTGGTGGTGCTGGTATTCGGAGAGGGAAAAAACGCCGGAAACCACATGGTTTTTATGTACACGGACGGAAGAAACCTTTAAGGAGAAAGGACGGCTGGACTATGGCGAAGAAGACGCGGCACATCCTTGTGCTGAAAAGCGGCAGGGAGATCCCCATCACAGGGTCTACCGGGCGGTACTATGTGACAAGGGAGAGCCAGTACCGGAAGGGAAATCCCGACATCAGGTGCGTGCGTACGGCCACGGATGAGGAGTGCGATGCCCTGACGGAAGCGGACGGAAAGAAGCGCAGGCGCGGGAACTGAGCGCCGATGGAGGGTGAGCCATGACGGAGCAGGAAAAATATCTGGCGTACCTGAAGGCGCTGAAGGGCCGGTTTCAAAAAATATGCCGGCTGCGGTTTCTGAACCCGGATGGGAGCACGGCGTTCTTCGTGGACAATAACCCGCGAAATAAGTACAGCGGCGCCTTTATCGCGGACGGGACGCTGACGGTGCATCTGCAGAACGGGGTGAGACGCACGGCCAGCGTGACGCTGAGCAATGTGGACGGCACATTTGACTACAACGTGAACCACCTGTGGTTCGGGCAGGAGATCGCGCTGGATGAGGGGCTGGTGCTGCCGGACGGCGAGGACTACTACCTCCAGCAGGGCGTTTTCCTGATCCAGAACCCGCAGGAGGAGGTGCAGCCGGACAGACGGCTGGTGCAGTACGACCTTGTGGATAAGTGGGCCAATCTGGACGGGACGCTGTGGGGCAGACTGGAGGGCACTTACAAGGGGGCAGTGGGCGAAAATATCTTCCGGCAGATCGACGCCCTGCTGCAGGATGACAAGGGAAACGGGCAGAAAGTCGACCCCATCCCCCCGGTGTATACGGAGTATTACAACGGAAAAACGCAGGAACTGCCGGACGGCACCGCCGCCAACCTGACGGACGCGCCGTACACGTTGGAGGTGTCGCCGGGAGGCGGCACCTACGCATCGGTGATACTGGGTTTTGCGGAGATGCTGAACGCATGGGTGGGCTACGATGCTGCGGGACGGCTGCGGATAGATCCCAGTCAGGATGATCTGCTGGACACGGAAAAACCGGTGAGCCGCGCCTTTTCCATGGAGGAGACCACGCTGCTGGGGATGACGTACACAGCGGAAAACACAGAGGTCTACAACGACTATATCGTGCTTGGCACCGCACTGGATGACAACAGCCAGCCGGGGGCACGGGCCACCAACAACGACCCTATGAGCGACACGAACGTGCAGCTGATCGGGCGAAAGACGATATGGACGGAGGAGGACGGCTATACCACGCAGACCATGTGCCGCGACAGGGCGGAGTGGGAAATGAAGCGTTCCACGGTGCTGCAGAAAAGCGTGGACATCTCCTGCGCGCAGTTCTTCCACCTGGTCGAAAATACAATTGTCACGGTAGCAAGAAGTGACAAGGCGGGGATGCCTGTGGAGCGGCATCTTGTGACCGGATTTTCAAGACCCCTGACGGGACAGGGGCAGATGGCCATATCCGCTACCAGCGTGGCAGATTTCCCTGTGGCGACGGTGACGGTATGGCCGCTGAAAACAAACACGGTAGCATAAGCGGAGGGGAGGGAAGGACGATATGGCACTTTTCATGCCGACGAACATCACGCCCTCCACGCTGGGAGCGTTGGGAAACGGGACGGTGGATGCCTCCCGCGATATGACCGTGACGTGGCAGGTGGACGGGCAGAACGCCATGACGGCGTTTGAGATAAAAATTTACGCAAATACGCCGGACAGCACACAGCTGTACGATACTGGGAAGAAAACGGACGGATGCCCGTTTTACGGCAGGGATGCAGGCGGCGATGTGGTGTTTTTCAGCTACACGATACCGGCGTCGGCGCTGGCGGCGGCAGGGATCACCAACGGGAACAGCTACAAGCTGCTGATCACACAGTGGTGGACGGGCAGCGCCAGCGTGACACAGCAAAGCGCGTCGGTCTTTATCTGCCGCAGCGCGCCCACGCTGGTCATCAACAGCTTTTCGCGGCCTGTGACCGGGAAACAGATGACGTGGACGGCCAGCTACGCCCAGGCGCAGGGAGACCCGCTGATATGGGTACGCTGGCAGCTGGCGGCAGCCGGCAGCACAGACGAGCCGCTGTACGACACCGGCAACATCGCCACGGCACAACTGCAGTTCAGCTATGACGGCCTTTTCGCGGGGCAGCAATACGCCGTGCGGTGCCGCGTGGAGACGTCCAACGGCGTTACGGCGGATACGGGGTGGGTGCAGTTCTCGGTGCAGTACGATACTACCGGCTACAGCGGAGCGGTGGAGACGTGCGTGAAGCGGAGACAAAGCGGCGTGCTGGTATCGTGGCCGGGGGCCTATGACATACCTGGGACGGCCAGCGGGAATTACAGGGTCAGAAACGGGAAGCTGGATCTGCCGGCGGGGGCAAACGTAACATGGGACACGGTGACGGGCGCGTCCATGGCGATCTCGCCGGCGTGGAGCGCCGTATGGCGCGGGACGGTGACGGCGTTTCCGACGGGGCTGTTTTCGCTGGGGACGGCGGACGGCCAGACGGTGGCGGTATCCGTATCCCGGACGGCACTGACGGTGACGCAGGGTGGCGCGGAAGTGGGCCGCATCAGCGCGTCTTTTGTGCCGGGTGACGATATCACGGTGGTGCTCCGCGGCGGGAAACTGTATGTGCGCCGGCGGTACGAGACCGGGTTGTTCCCCAGCCAGAGCCTTTATGCGGCCAATGACCTCTTTCCGGTGCGCAGTCAGTACAGGATCGCGACTTATGCCGCCGATATGCAGCTGATGGAGACGACAGTGACGAGCGTGCAGCTGGCAGGCGCGCAGACCTGCGATTATATGTGGATAGAGGGCGGCGAGCTGTCGGATGCCACGCTTTCGCGGCTGATGAGCGCCGCCGGATACACGCCGGAATTTGGCGGGGACACGCGGTTTCTGGCGGACTTTTCGGAGGATCTGCGGGGCGGCAACGTGGCGGCAGATGAGACCATAACGGGCTGGTCGGTATACCGCAGAGCACAGAACGCTGCCGCGCTGGTACATGTGGCGGACACGGGATACGAGGAGCGCAGCGTCATAGATTGCGGCGCCGTGTCGCAGGAGACGTATGTGTATTATATATTTGGCCGGTCGGCCTCCTCGTTTGCCACCACGGCACTGGCCAGCCAGCCCGTGACGGTGTGCCTGTGGGACTGGACGATACTGGCCTGTGCGGAGGAGAAAGACGGCGCTTTTCATGTGGAGGACATTTTCCGGTTTTCACTGAACGTGGAGAGCGGGACGATGAGCAACAACAATAAGCCGGCGCTGCTGGAAAACTTCACGCGGTATCCCACGGTGCAGACGTCTTCCCAGCTTTACAGGAGCGGTACGCTCAGCGGATATCTGGGAGAGGTAGATCAGAATGCCGAATACCATGATTCTGCGGCCCGGCTGGAGCAGTTGATGGCGTTGTCGCTGACAAGGCAGACGCTGTTTCTCAAGAACCGAAAGGGCAGCCTGATGCGGATATTCCTCAACGGGGAGATCACCGCGCAGACGCAGGATGCCACACGGCAGCAGGCGCTGATATGCGCGGTGCCGTGGTGTGAGACAGGAGATGCCCGCGACGCACAGCTGCTGATACGGCAGGGAAGTGCGCTTCGCGCCGCAATGTGAGATAAGTCGGAAAGGAGCAACATCATGGCATATACAGCGCCGAAATGGCAAAACAATGCACCGCCGGCCATCAACGCGGCGGCGATGCAGGAGATCAGCGACAATCTGGAGTATGTATCGAAGTATCTGACCAACGAGAATCTGATCGTCAATGGGGATTTCCGCCCATCTGTCCGCGTAAATCAGCGGGGACAGGCCGTCTATACCGGTACGGCGGTGGGGTTCGACATGTGGCGCGGGACGAACAGCTCCGTGCGAGCCACGCTGACGAGCACCGGGCTTACCATTGCATCCACGGACAGCAGCGCACAGCCGTTTTACAGGCAGAAGCTGGAGACCTATGACGATCTGCTGGGGCAGACCGTTACGCTGTCGGGGATCACCGGAGGCGGTACGCTGCATACCGCAACGTCGACGCTGCCGGAGCTGCCGCCGGCTTCCGGTATCGGCTACTGCAATATACTGAACGTTTTCGATTTGTGGTTGGACAGCGGCGGTATGTATGTACGCCTGAAAAGCAGCGTGGGCGGCACGATCGCCTTCCGGGCGGTAAAACTGGAGCTGGGCGACAAGCAGACGCTGGCGCATCAGGATGCGGACGGAAACTGGATACTGAACGATGAAGGGAATTACGCAGCGATGCTGCTGCGGTGCCAGCGGTATCTGCAGTTGTATGCGACGGAAACTCTCCGTCCGTCCAAGGCGGCGGACTGCCGGCCCGTCATGCGCATCAACCCCTCGCAGACCACGGTGACGATAGACGGTACGACGTATTACGTCAACACCGCAGAGATGTAACAGGAGGTGAACGGCATGGAAAAATCCCGCGTATATGGACTGACAGACGAAAACGGTGTGCTCCTGCGGGTCGAGGGGGAATATACCCTCCCGGAGGAGCTGGATGGGTGGGTGCTGCTGGAGGAGGGGGAGTCCTGCGACCGGCTGAATCTGGCGCAGAACCAGTATTTGGATGGCGGATTGACCAACGCAGACGGCATTTCCCGGTGGAAGGTGGAAAATGGCGCGTGTGTGCTGCGGGGGGAGGAGGAGCTCGCCGCCGATCTGGCGGCGCTGCCGGCACCGGCCCCCAGCCAACTGGACAGGCTGGAGGCACAGGTCACTTACACCGCCATGATGACGGACACGATGATGGAGGTGTAAAAGAATGGCTGAGAAGATAGCGCGGTGGTATGCGCAGGGGCTGTGGACGCAGAAGATGGTGGCGAATGCCGTCAGGAAGGGCGTGCTGACAGCCCAACAGTACAAGGAAATTACGGGCGAAGAAATGCCCGCATAAATGGGACAGGCTCCATGAGCCGGAAAGGACTACGATATGAAACTGAACAACAAGGTATACGACATCCTCAAGTGGCTGGTCATCATCGTCATGCCCGCCGTGGCCACGCTGTACGCGGCGCTGGCGGCGGTGTGGGCGTGGCCTTATGCCGACGAGGCGGTGACCACCATCACCGCCGTGGACACGTTCCTCGGCGCGGTGCTGTGCATCTCTACGGCACAGTATCACAAGGAGGTTGGCAAAAATGGCTAAGCGGGTGTATCTGTCCCCCAGCGACCAGAGGCGCAACACATACGCGGTGGGCGACACCACCGAGGCCATCCAGTGCGGACGCATCGCGGCGGTGTGTAAAGCGGCGCTGGAGCGCTCTGGCGTGGAGGTGATGGTGGGGCAGTACGACACCATGGCCAACCGCGTGGCGGCGTCCAACCGGTTCAAGGCTGACCTACACGTCCCCATCCACTCAAACGCCTGCAACGGAAAGGCCAGCGGTACGCACCTGTTTTGTTACAGCGGCGACCGGAACAGCGCCGGGTACAAGGCGTGTCAGGCGGTGCTGGATGTGCTGGGGCCGGTGACGCCGGGTGCGCCGGACGTCATCCGGGCGTACCCCGCACTGTACGAGGTAAAGCATCCTGTCGCCACGACGGTGTATATCGAGGTGGATTTCCACGATGTCCCCAGCGTTGCCCAGTGGATCATCGACAACACCACCCTGATCGGCGAGACCATCGCCGAGGGCCTGTGCGCGGCGCTGGGCGTCAGTTTTGTGCCGGGGGAGAACACCCCGGAGCCGGTGCCCATGCCGGTGGAGACGGTGGCTATGCAGGTGCGGGTGCTGCGCAGGGGCATGAAAGGCGCGGATGTCAAGACGCTACAGGCGGCGCTGATCGCCTACGGGTTCTCCTGCGGCGCGGCCGGTGCGGATGGCGACTTCGGCGCGGGCACAGAAGCGGCGCTCCGGAAGTTTCAGACCAAGTACGGCCTGGGTGCTGACGGCATCGCCGGAAAGGGGACGTGGGGCAAGCTGCTGGGCATCTGACAAAAAGAAAGGACACCGGTTGATCCCGGTGTCCTTTTACTGTGCGGCGGATAAGAGCCCTTCGTTGATCTCCGCCTGACGGTCGCGGGCCTCCAGCACCAGAACAGCGGACTTCTTGCCGGCCTTGCCCATGAGCTTGCCGGAGTAGACCTGCGTGATGGCGGGGGAGGCGTGGCCCAGCTTCGCCTGAAGCTCCTCCTGCGCCATGCCGCTGTTGAGGTCGAGACGGGCGCCTACATGGCGGAGGTCGTGGGTGCGGATGTTGGGGACGCCGGTGACGGCCTTGACGTGGCGCTCCACCAGCGCGGAAAGCCATGTGGGAGAACCGGCGGACCAGGAGCAATCCCTCTGTCGGGCACCAAAAGTACCCTTTTCGCTTGTCGTCCCAAACAGCGGCTCGGTATCGGAAAGGTCACGGGGACGGAGGCCGCTGGCGAGGTAAATGCGGACGGCGGACTGTGCAATGTCCGGAAAGTCCACACGGCGAAACTTGTTGCCCTTGCCGTATTCCACGAAAATTTCTCCCTCGTCCCAGTGGAGGTCGGCGGGTGTCAGGTGCAGAAGCTCCGCGTTGCGCAGCTCCGTGGTGAGAAGCAGGATCACGATGGCGTAGTTGCGGGGATAGGTTGCGGCCTTGGCGCGGCAGGGACGGTCGTTTCGCCAGAGTTTCATCACCTGCTGGTCGGTGAGGAGGGGGTCATAGGGGCGAAGTTCTTCCCGCCGGGTGTTGGGAAGCAGCCGCTTGGAGACGGGGTTCGTCTGATACCAGCCGCCGCACTGGGGATCGCAGGCAAACTCAAAAAAGGCGTGGAGACGGATGAGGTACTGCCGGACGGTGGCCGGGGAGCACTGGCGTTCGATGAGGGAATCGCGCCAGAGAAGGATGGTGGCGTAGCTGGGGTCGGCGTAGTTCTCCTTGGACTCGATGAAGAAATTCATGAAGTCCTCCAGTGTGTAGGTGTAGTTCTTGAGGGTGCGGGGGGAAAAGTCAGTGGCGGCGCAGTTTTTGAGGTATGCGTCGGCGGCGGCGCAGAGCTTGCGCTCGGCGGCAGAGGTGCGGGGCATGGGTCAGACCTCCTTTCTCAAAAAATGTATAATTATGCATTCCAGTTCTTCTTGCAGAACTGCTGCTTGAGGACAAGTTCCACGCCGAGGGTAGACACATGGCAGGTTTCGATGAGGAAATCGCCGTAGGCCATCATCTCAAGGCCGTTTTGGGGGTTAAAGGGAACGCCGCAAGAGCCGAAGGTGAGTTCGATATTTGGTTTGATACCATCGCCAAGCTCCAGCATGGCGCACGCTTCAAGGACTGTCATAAGAAATTCACTCCCTCTTTCAACCAGCGATAGCACGGCTGGTAGCCAGCCGCACGATCTCATTACGCAGGATCGTTTCAAACATGGCGCGGAGTTTCTTGTCTGCGGCGATGACGGACAGCTTGGACACGGCCCTGCACTCCGTCTTGGTAGCTCCGGCAGCGTACATACGGTTTCTCATGCGGGTCTGGCGGCACTTGAGGTCTACGCCTGCGGTGCGCTCCAGCTCTTCGTAGAGCTTGGCGTGGAACTGCTGATAGTTCAGGCCAAATTCCTCCACGGCGCGACGGATGTGGTGGGTCATGCGCTCCTGCCATGTGTCGGCGTCGGTGAGGGGCGACGTGACGAATGTGGTAACGGCGTCGAATTTGCGGTTGGTTTCGTCCACCTTGCCCTCCAGCGCGGCCAGCTTGCGTTCGCTCTCCAGATTGATCTGGGCTTGCATGGCGAACATCTCATTGGCGGTCATGGGCTTGGGGTTGCGGAGTTCCTGTTCCATCGCATTGAAAGCGTTGATGTACTTAACTTTCCATTCCAGCGCCTCCTTGCCGGTAAAGCCCATAGCAAGCAGGGTGAAGCCATCGCGGTTCATGAGATACATGGGGTAAGCCTTGCCCGTCCCGGAAATATATGAGGTTTTGAAAAACATTTGGGTCAGGGCTGAATTTTCAGCCGTGAGGTTTTCGATGCTCTGCAGCACGTTCTTGTGCTCCTTGCCGAAGTGCTCCGCGATGTCGCGGCTGCTGGCGGTGGGCTGGCCGTTGCTGATGGTCAATAAATCATTCATGTTTTCACTCCTTATCGTTTTGAATTGACATGGAGCGAACGCTTGTGGTAGTATTGATTTACCATCGGAGTTCGCTCTGTGGTACAGATACCGTTGTGCTGACGAACTTGCCGGTCTGACAGCACGGCGGTATTTTTTATTTCCGCTTCAGGCGTATATTTCTTTCCTCAATGGCAATGCGGACTTCATCCGATTTTGTGTTTCCTGTGATACGGCTGTTTTCCTCAAGGATGGAAAGCATTCTTTCGTCAGCCCGCATTTTCAGAAACTTGCTTTTGGGGTTTTCAATATCCTTGCGCGGCCTTTTTGGCAGGGTTTTCACAGGTTCACCTCACTCTCTATGTACCCTACAAATAATATACTATTGTAGGGTACAAATGTCAACACTTTTTTTGAAAAATTTATTCCGAGGGCGATTTTAGGGCTTTTCCACCAGCTCCACGGTGTCCGGGAGCAGCAGGCGGGCGGCGGCTTCGGACTCTGCCTCGATGAGCATGGTAAACTCCTCGCCGTCCCGCTTGCGGCGGACATGGAAGGGGTATTCGCGTTTTATAACGTTGGTGACGAGCATGGGGTCAACCCTCCTTCTGCATATTTTCCACGGCGAAGGTGAAACGGATGGTGGTTTCGCCGGCGGCCATGTAAATGCTGTCGGAGAAGGAGCACAGCGTGGCAAATACCGATTTCGCCGTACCGTCCAACGCGGCGGGGTGGGGCAGCTCCAAAGCCACGGAGGCGTGGGTGCTGTCGCTCTGAGGATCAGTGGATGAAACAGAGGCGGCGAAGCGCTTGGCGAGATCGGCGGTATCCTTGAGGGCGAGGTACTGCTTGAGCTTTTCAGGGCTGATAGACAT